TGGTGAGCTGGTGAGCTGGTGGTCCAGTGAGCTGGTGAGCTGGTGGTCCAGTGAGCTGGTGGTCCAGTGAGCTGGTGAGCTGGTGGTCCAGTGAGCTGGTGGTCCAGTGAGCTGGTGAGCTGGTGAGCTGGTGGTCCAAAAACCGATTCCCCATCTAACTGGTAGACAATTCGGGAATTCCCCACTAACTTAGTCGACATGAAAGAGCGCATGAAATTGACTTTGGATGACTGGGACACCATAAAAACCGCTTCGATTCGTGGCGTTCCTGACAAGATAATTTGCGAGCGTTATTCCCTCAGTCCCAACACTTTAGCGGTTAGAAGGTTTCGCGATCCAATCTGGCGTGAAGCTGCACGTAAAAAAGGCAAAGGCCACCTAGGGAAAAATGAGGAATTACATACGCTTTTAGTCGACAATCGCGAAGCTCTGGCGCTCGAGAATCAGGTGCTCTTGTCACAGTATGTACATGGTAAAATAAAGTCAGTAATCACGAAAGACACGCTCAGCGATCCTGAAAATTGGGGAGAAATGAAAGTGGCAAATGAGCTTTTCAGGAAATCTGTCGGGCTGGATAAGGAGCAAGCTGCAGTGACCTTAAATTTCGGATGGGCGACTACAGATAATTCGGAACCCCTATGCGAATTTTCCCTAGATGCCGCATCGGATATTTGCTGAGATTGCGTCTCAGCAGTGTAAATCGTTGATAATGAGGCAATTAGTGCTTTACATTACGGTTATTGTTTGTAGTTAACGCATTTCGGTATTCACTTGAACACTATAGCAGGTAGCACAGCACAGCACAGAGCGCCAGCACAGCACAGCACAGCACAGCACAGCACAGAGCGCCAGCACAGCACAGCACAGCACAGCACAGCACAGCACAGCCACCACGCCCGGCCCCCTGCCAGCCCAAAAGCGCAGCGCAAAGCTCGAGCGGTGAGGCACAAAAAATTTTTTGCCATAAGGACTTTACAAGTGCTAAACGAAAGTCCATACTACCCCACTACCCCACTACCCCATGTCCCAGAGTCCCAAAAGCACAGAAGCCGATCCCCCCTTCAAATGCCTGTCTTGCGGGCGAGTGAAGCCACAAGACGCCTGCGACCACCAATGCAAGCGACCTGAAAGGTGCTGCCCGAACTGCGGGGCCGTCAGGATGTTCAAGAAATACAAGGCTGGATGGGCCTGCAACCAGTGTTTCTACCGTGAAGACTAAAATCGACCTCACCAACAAGCGGTTTGGGCGATGGACCGTGATTCTAGAAAATAAAAAAGTACACGATACCAAGGCGGAGACACATCCGTCCCTGTGGTATTGCGTGTGTGACTGTGGTGAAGTCCGACAAGAGGTGCTCTACTCCTCCTTGGTGTCTGGTCGATCAAAATCGTGCGGGTGTCTGCGTAAAGAGTTCAACCGTATAGCCCCAAAAATGAGGCATAAGTTTGTGCCGTGCTCCTTGGATGATGTATGACTAATTTAATAAATCGTAGATTTGGTTCTCTCATCGTAGTTGGCTGCGCGGGGCAGAAAGAGAACCGTGGTCGATACTTCTGGCATTGTATCTGTGACTGCGGAGGTGGACTAAAAAGTGTGCGTGGGGACAGATTGGTGTCAAAAGCCATTGACCGATGCCGTCTATGCACTTTCGCCAATAATAAGAATGGGAGATGGAACGGTGGACGACCAAAAAAGGGACAATTCCCGAAAACAGGGTTTGGTGTAAAGGCGTCTACCAAAAGAAAATACAAAAGGCTGGCTGCTAAGATGCTACGGGAGACAGGGGATATCTGCTAGCTTGACTAGATAGTCTCGTCCCATTACCATAAGAGAATATGGTAAACTCAGTCCAGCAATCCCAAAGCATAGCTACAGCCATCCCAGCGGTAGTCTCTCAAGACGACCAGACGCTGATCAAACGCGGACGAGTGAAGTCTCCAGCGGACATTGCCAGAATTCATCAGACATTATTTAATGAAGACCTGCTTTCTTCGCAGAAGCGGGCAATGGTCCAAGCTGCCATCGACGGTGAAGCACCTTATTCCAACCAGAAGGAGCGTCTAGCTGGGCAGTCTGGGCGGAGCAATATCAACTTCGGGCAGCTTGCCCAAGCGGTCGAAGAGGCGCAGATGCCTTATTTCCGTCTCCTTGAGTCTCTGGACGTGCTTTGCTCGACGCCGACTAAGTATGGCGACACAGAGACCCGCACGAACCTTGAGCCTGTTCTGGCCGAAGAGATCACTCGGATGATCAAGAACTGGTCTGGCTTCCTCCCGTTGTGGGGGCAGTTGTCTTTGCTATATGTGTCAGAAGGAATCGGGTTTTCCTTGTTCTCGGACGCTATCGATTGGCGCTGGCAGGTGAAGGGTCTTCAACACCTCAAGTTCCCTAGGCGCATACGTGCGGATGTGAACTACCTCGACATAGTAACGTGTGAGGATACTATGCGTCCTGATGAGTTGTATTCCAAGATCACCGCCGAAGAGCCTCTTGAGGACGAGCAGAAGTATTGGAACAAGGAAGCGATCCTAAAGACGATCAAGGAGACGGCACGTTCCCAAGGGCTGAATGCAAACGATCCTCAAGAAGTTGCAGAGACGTGGAAAGACAACGATCTTTCCCAAGGTCTGACGGCAAACACTGTGCGGGTCATCCATGCGTATGTCCGAGAACTGGATGGAACTGTAAGCCACTATCTGGCACGGTATGATGGTGAGGGCGAATGGCTCTACAAGTGTGAGGGCAAGTTCAAGGACATCTCTTCACTGATCACATCATTTATCGGGAGCGTTGGCAGTAATGGTGACTTCCAGTCCATCCGCGGGCTTGGGTATCGCCTGTTCCCAGCAACTTCTGGGCAGAATCGTCTGCTCAACAAGTTCCTTGACCAAGCCTGTATCGCGTCGACCCCTCACTTGTCTACCAGCAACGAGGACGCGAACGTCGAGCAGATGATCAGGCCGATGGGTCCATACATGCTCATGGCCGATGGGACAGCGTTCCAAGAGATTCAGACTCCTGACTTCAGCAAGAACCTCATCCCCGCAATCGATGCATTGAACGGTATTGCCAGTTCGCGTGCAGCGGCGTCTGCCCCTTCTGCGGCTGGAGGAATGTCGAGGACTCAGAAGACCAAGTATCAGGTGCAGACGGAGACGGAGCAGTCGGGGGCGTTGCAGTCGAGCGGGTTCTCGATGTTTATGGCAGCGTGGGAGCGGCACCTGAGGTGTGTGCTCTCCCGAGTGTCGCGGGAGGATTACCTGATTACGGACCCGGGCGGTAAAGAAGTCCACGAACTCCGTCTTCGTCTCGTTGCCCGAGGAGTGCCCCTTGAAGCTCTCTACAAGCTGGACGTAAGGGCTGTTGAAGTGAATACGGGACTCGGGAAAGGCAGTGCAAGTGAGCGTCGATCCGTGACCAGTATCCTGAACGAGACCCTTTGGCCTCGACTCGATGCCAAGGGCAAGAATATCCTCGACCGCATGACAGCGGCTAGCTACGCTGGAACGCAGATTGCGAAGATGCTAGTCCCCGACATTACCGGAGGCAGGCCACCTATTGATGCTCAGGTCGCACAGCTTGAGAATAGTCTCATGTCACTTGGCAAGCCGCCAGCCTTTGAGCCGAATCAGGACCATGTGGTGCATATCGACAAGCATCTGGAAGACCTCTACCAGATCAACACGCAGCTTACCCAGATGCAGATCGAACTGCGTCCGGCCATTGACCAGATGCAACCAATCTGGGAGCACTGCATCAATCAGCATCTCCCTCTCATTGACCCAACTAATCCCGACTACCGCAGGTTCAAGGAAGCCTTGCAGCAGCTTGGTGAACTCATCAAGAACAGCCGCAAGCACCTTGATGCGGAAGATCAGCATGAAGCAGAAGCACAGGCTGAAGCCCAAGGGCAAGAGGCTCCGCAGCAGGATGCACAGTATGGCGGAACGCCCGCTGGCCTGTTTGCCGCAGCGGTCGATGCCAATGCCAGAGCCGCGAGCAAGGATGATGCGATCATCCAGAAGACCAAGGCAGAGACTCAGATCATGCTGGAGAAGCACAGGCAGCAACTGGCGGCAAACGATGTGAAGCTCGCGCTGGACGTTAAGAAGAGCCAGAGCAGGTAACTACGGATATTCCCGCTAGACAGACCAGCATATTTCGATAAGTTGAAAGGGTAAATGACAACTACTCATCTTCAAGCGTCTAAAGAAATCTACAGGTTCAGGCAAAATAAAGAAGCTGTTGGAAGACTCCAAGAACTTTTGTCTGACCCTGTCATGAAGTCAGCCATGACGATGGTCGAGAATTTGTCCAGACCGTCGGTGCTGCCCGAATTGACTCCCACGGTGCATCACGACACTTCGATTGCACACTATATGCACATGCTCATCGGAGTGAACAAAGCCTTTTCTATGCTTAAACGTATGGCTATCGATGTGGATAGCGAAGACGACAGGGATTTTAGCGAGGACGAGGTCGGTGATTTCGAGGCTTACGGTCACGAAATTAAGGCAATCAAAATCCCTAAAATCAAACCATAACACCTATGTCAGAACCAATCACGGCACCAGCGCCAGCATCCGCACCTTCATCCCCCGCTCCAGCGGCACCATCGTCCAGCCCATCAGTCAGTTCATCGGCACCACCGCCTTCCGGAGGCATGGACCTGATGAGCGAACTCTCGGACAGTATTTCAGAGGTGAAGAACGGCAAAGCCCCTCAAAAGGCAAAAGCAGCTTCGCCAAAGGCTCAAGAGAAAAAGCCCGAGATCGCGGCTAAGGAAGCAGCAAGCGGCGAGAAGACTCCTGAGAAGCAACCTTGGGAAGTTGATGCTGCCTCTGAGAAAGAGGAGCCAGCTACTGAAGAGGTTGCTACCGAAGAGAAGGTTCCTGAAGATGTCCGGACTCCAGAAGCCAAGGCACGGTGGACTGAGCTAAAGAAAAGCCAGAACGAACTCAACAAACTCAAGCCCGAGTATGAGGCTTTGAAGGAAGAAGTTGAGAAGCTGAGGGCCACACCGGAGAAGGTTCCTGCGGAGATCGAGAGTGAACTCAATGAACTGCGTCAGTTCCGTGCGGCCTATAAGGTCGAAGAGTCTCCTGAGTTCAAACAGTATGTCACTGAACCGTGGAATGAACAGGTAACCGCGATTCAAGAAGTCGCGGAGTTTGCGGGTATCGATGTAGACGCTTTGCTCAAAGCAACGGATGAGCCTAATACGCTTCGTCGGGCGCAAGCGATCAAGGCGGCTCTGGCAGAGTCCGTAGAAGAGGTTGATTCTCATGCCATCGAGATCGTGATGCGTGCAGCGGACAAACTCCACAAAGAGGTGTATCCGAATCAAGCGCAGCTCAAAGCGCAGGCTTTGGAAATTCAGAACGCCTTCAAGGGCAAGGAAGAACTGGAGAAGAGTCAGAAGGCTCAAGAGATTGAACAGAAGTTCAATTCTTCAGCACAGGAAATGTATGCCACCCTTGAGGCAAAACTCAAGGCAACTGGGCTATTTAATAATAAGGAACTAGCTGAACGGGTGAAGGCAGCAAAACCGTATGACGTTTCCGAGAAGCCAATGGAGGCGGCATATCAGGCACAGGCCAGTGCCCTCTTGCCCGGCTTCATTACCAAGTACAACGAGGTAGTCGCCGAACTCAAGACCGTAAAAGCCTCCCTCGCAGCCCGTGGGAAAGCCGTTGCTTCGCCTTCGGATAGCGCCGAGGCACCTAAGTCTACCAGCAATGAGTATGACGGTGGGACCAACTTGGAAGATGAGCTTCGGGCAGTTACCCGTCGTTACTAGGATAAAGGGTGATTAGGAGTGAGCCTCTTTGCTAAAAGCAGAGAGGCTCATTCTTTTTATTGACACATGCCTAGAAAAGGAATATAAGTGTCGACGAGTATAAACAGCGCGGTTTGTCGCAAGGAAACGCTCGATCCTTAGAACAGGCAAAAAGAGCTTAACAAGAGTTGGGGTCGCTCCCCCGATGCACGCAACGAGACCCAATCTCGCCTTTTGCTGTATCGGACAATCGAGCATCAGGGGCGAAAACCAAACCCCCCAAAACCCCCGACTAATATGGCTAACCTCAATGAAATCTTCGCCCGCGATGCTGAACGTATCCAAGGCGATATCTACCACATCCAGCGTGACCAAGGTCGCGTTTCCGCGCTCATCAAGAAGGAAGTCCTTCCTGAAGGCATGGGCTATAACTTCACCACTCCTGTCGTCCAGCGGTCTAATCGCTCTGACGGTGCAGGCTGGGTGGCTGTTCAGGCCGAAGACGGCACAGGAAATAACTGTACGCCTACACCCGGCATCACCACCTCGGCCATCGACATCCTTTCTTGGTCCGCTGAAAAGCGCGTCGAGAAGTCCGATACGATCTGTCTTGATGACGCTTGGAGCGCCTACAACTTCACCGAACAGGTGACTCGTAAGCGCGAAGAATTCGTCGCCACCATCGTTGACCTTTGGGAAGACGCTGACAAGGCTCACTTCTTCAGTGCCGCCGGACACAAAATCGTGTTCAATAGTTCCCTCACCGAAGGTAACTCCACGACCATGCCTGCTAGCGCAGCCACCTACCAGATCAATCAGGATCTTCTTGATTCGATCCGTTCCCGTGGTCTTCGCGACGGTATGGGCAAGGAGCCTTACGCTATGCGTGACGGTGGTCCAGTCCTTCCGCTCATCCTTTCGGACGAAGCTCACCGCACTCTTATCAAGGGCGACTCTTCGATCCGTGAAGACTTCCGCTTCGCGGAAATGGGCAAGGGCGTTGAAGGTGCTACCCTGCTCAAAGCATGGTCCGTCGACAAGTCGTATGGTGGCTTTATGCACATCATCGACACGAAAATGCCTCGTTTTAACTTCACTGGTGGCGCATGGGTCGAAGTTCCATTCTACACCACTGCTTCCGCCTCTATCGGCACGAAGCTGATCCTCAATCCGGCCTACCTCACCGCCGAATACGAAGACGCCTATGTCTGGCATCCAGACGTGGTGCATCGTATGACTCCGAAGACCCGCTCTTCGGTTGGCGCTGACACCAAGTTCGCTGGTTTCGGCTACAACGGCGAAGTCGTGTGGCGCAACATCCCGAACGTGGATGACAACCTGATGGAAAATCAGGGCTTCTGGGCCGCCCAGTTGTATGCCGCTTGGAAACCTATCAAGGTCCAATACGGCTACGTCGTCCGCTTCAAGCGTTGCCCGAACATCGTCGGCTCCGCTTGCCCCGCCTACTAATGTAGGCTAAACTAGGGCAGGGGTTGCTAATCACAGCCCCTGCCTTTTTTACTTAAACCAACTACTCTAAGACTATGCCACCAATGGAAATGGGTAAGCCCGCAATGGGCATGCAAAAAGGAAAGCACATGGCAGAGGCTATGGATGAAGCCATGGGAGAAGAAGACACGGATGACGTGTTCTCTTTTGCTCCACCTGAAGGTTTTACTCCTCCTGATGACATGGAAGAAGGAAAGCCTTTTGATATCGTCGCCTCTATGGTGATGAAAGACGGGAAACTCGCGATTAAATCGATCAACGGGACAAAAGTCTCTCAGACGAAAGAAGAGCCTGAAACGATGGAGGAGGAGTCAAGCGGACCTCCTGAACCTACTGAAGATGGCGGAGCTACCCTTGCCTCCGAAATCAAGAAAGCCGGATACGGACGATAAGTATGACTGCATCTCCCTACGCATCAGCAGCTAAGATTACCGAAGCCCTTGCGGTGATCGGTCAATCCTATGTAGATACCAAAGAATACGGTCTGTATGTTCAGATCGCGATGGCTTTGGCAAACCGAAATGCGGTTGGAGGAGACCCAATGCAGAATACCGTCGACGCCCTTGGTGGTAGCATCTTGGCTACCACCAAGCAGGGCATCTTGTCTCAGATTTTTGTCCTTGCTGCCACTGCATGACCGCTTCTCCCTACGCCTCCGATGCAAAGATTGCCGAAGCCGTTGCGGTTATCGAAGCGGAATACGTGGGCACTCGGGAGCAGACTCTTTTGCAACAGATATTGATCGCAATCGCGGTGAATACGACCCCCTAAACGACTACTCCCAGCCCCCTTTCTAGAGAAAATGCTCCCCGGACAATCCACAGTGCTCAACGACCAGCTTGCCTTTGTCCAAGGAGACACTTGGGGAGGGATACCATCTATCGCACTCGTCCCTGCGCCGAACTACAACGTAGCGTCGGCTGAAATGCAGTTCAGAGAGTCCAAGGTGGCTGTACTCCCATCTGCGACTCTATCCACAGCAGACGGATCAATCGTCATCAATAACGCTGGGACATGGAGTTTCACAGTTCCAGTGCAAAACCTTCCCCTGACTGCCGGAACCTACGACTGGCAGTTTCAAACCACAGACGTTGAAGGCAGTGTGCAGACCTATCTGCAAGGAACCATCCAAGTCTATCTCGACATCGTTCGCCCATGAGCACTACCGTCAACGTAACCACTGAAGGAGATGTCACCGTTGGTGTCGAATATAACCCTGTCGCAGGATCGGGAACCGATACCAACATCGGAATAACTCGGACATCTTCGACGGTTGTCGTCACCTCAAGTTCAGGTACGGACGGGACAATCCTAGCAGCAGACGGCACGAACGCAGGGGTTTTCACTTCTGCCAATTACACCAAGCTGGCGGGGATCAGCGGCACCAACACAGGCGACCAGAACATCTTCAAGAACATAGCTGTAGCTGGGCAAGACACTGTAGTCGCTGACACAACAACCGACACGCTCACACTCGTAGCAGGAACCAATATCACCCTCACGACGGACGCTGCTACCGATACCATCACAATCACAGCATCAGGAGGTGGAGGCACTGGAGATGTAGTTGGGCCAGCTAGCGCGACAGATGGAGCTTTCGCTCTGTTCGACACGACCACAGGCAAACTGCTCAAGAACGGATCAATCCCCGGCGGCGCAGCCACACTCAACGTAGGCACCACCGCAGGCACTGTTGCCGCCGGAGATGACTCTAGGCTCACAAACGCCCGCACACCCACGGCTCACGCCTCTACGCACGTCACAGGAGGCTCCGACGCAATCCAGTCGGCTACGTCTTCCCAGAACGGCTTGGCTACTTCCACGCAGATCACTAAGCTCGACGGTATCGAAGCTGGAGCCGATGTCACAGATGCTACCAATGTATCTGCGGCTGGAGCCGTGATGAAGACCTTGGCTGATGCTAAAGGCGACCTTTTTGCTGCGACTGCTGCCGACACAGTGACTCGCTTGCCTATTGGGGTATCGAATGGGCATGTGCTGACCGTTGATTCGGCGGAAACCACGGGGATGAAGTGGACGGCACCTTCCGGCTCCGGTGGTGATGTCGTCGGGCCAGCAAGCTCAACGGACAATGCTTTTGCACGGTTTGACTCCACGACAGGTAAACTTCTCCAGAACAGCACTGCGACTTTGGACGATGTGGGTCTTGCATCTTTGGACGCCGTTCAGTTTGCCACAGCCCCTACAACAACCGAAGGAGTAGCCAAAGCTGTTTGGGATACAACCAATAGCTGCCTGAGCATTGGCCTCAACTCTTCAGTCACTAGCTTCGTCGGGACTGATCTTCATGTGAAGGTCTATAACCCAACGGCAAGCACCATGACCGTGATGCAGGTCGTTCGACAGAGCGGAGCTTCTGGCACTCGTCTCAACGTGCAGTTAGCTTTAGGGGATTCCGATACAACTTCCGCAACCTCTATCGGGGTCATTGCCCAGACGATAACAAGCCATGCGGAAGGTTTCATCCAGATGGCAGGGTTGCTTCAAGGGGTGAATACGAACGCTTTTGAGGAAGGAGACACCCTTTGGCTATCTCCGACTACCGCAGGTCTGATTACCAATGTCCGACCCACTGCTCCAAACCATAGTGTTCGGATTGGTTACTGCATCAAGAAAGCCGTTGGAGCAGGAATTATCCTTATCGACATCCTCAATGGGTTTGAAATTGGGGAACTGCATGATGTTGTTATCACCGAGCCAGTAGCCGACAATAGTTTCCTCACCTATGATACTGCATCCTCAGTATGGATAAACGAAGCCCCCTCCGCAGCAAAATCCTCCATCGGCCTTGGCAGCGTGACCAACGATGCACAGACCAAAGCAGCGATTGTTCCGAATACTGCACCGACAGCGGGACAACTTCTTGTGGGGAATGCAGGCGGAACGGCATACGCTCCAGTGTCACTCAGCAGCGACGCTACCGTAGCCAGCACAGGCGCACTGACTTTGGCGACCGTGAATAGCAACGTTGGTTCCTTTGGCAGCGCAACTCAGTCAGCAGCAGTCACGGTCAATGCCAAAGGCTTAGTGACCGCTGTCAGCACATCCACGATCACTCCAGCAGTAGGCTCAATCACAGGACTTGGCACTGGAGTGGCAACCGCTCTTGCAGTCAATGTTGGCACCGCAGGAGCGCCCGTTGTCAATGGTGGAGCACTTGGCACACCATCGAGTGGAACGCTCTCAAGCTGCACTGGACTGCCAATCTCTGGCCTCACTAGCTCCACAAGCACCGCTCTTGGAGTCGGCACGCTTGAACTTGGTGCAGCTTCAGACACAACCTTGGCTCGTAGTAGTGCCGGAAACATCACCGTCGAGGGCAATCTCATCTACCGTGCAGGAGGCAGTTTTGTGGGGATGCCTGTTGAGCTTGCTTATGCTTGCTCAGACGAAGGCACTGCTCTGACTACAGGGACTGCCAAGGTGACGTTCCGAATGCCGTTTGCCATGACACTGACAGGAATCCGTTCAAGCGTCACGACAGCTCCAACTGGCAGCACTCTTGTTGTTGACCTCAATGAAGGTGGAACATCTGTCTTGAGCACCAAACTCAGTATTGATGCTACCGAGAAAACTAGTGTCACTGCTGCAACTGCTGCTGTTATCTCAGACAGCGCTTTGGCGGACGATGCTGAGATGACCATCGACATCGACCAGATTGGCTCAACCGTCGCAGGAACAGGGCTGAAAGTGACCCTTATCGGGACTCGCGCATGAACCTTGTAAATCCATACTTGTTCGCGCCCGCTGGAAATACTGATCCGTATTTCGCAGATGTTAAGCTCCTGTTGCATCTAGATGGCTCAAACGGCGGCACATCAGCCACGGACTTCAGTCCTATCGCCAGAGCGATCACCTTTTACGGTAACGCCCAGTTGACCACCACTGATCCAAAATTTGGCACCGCTGCGTTGCTGCTCGATGGTAATGGTGACTACATCGACACGCCCAGTAGCGCAGATTTCGAGTTCTCGGGAGATTTTACGCTTGAGGCGTGGGTGTACCTCACAACCACAAGTGGTAGTTACAAGACTATTTTTGGGAGCGGGACGTATGGACTATACCACATCTCCAACACACTTGTCTGGTATAGCACAGTTGGTGGTCTGACCACGTTCGGGACGATCACGAATAATGCGTGGCACCATGTTGCGATCAGTCGCAGTGGCACCTCGTTAAAATGCTTTGTGGACGGTGTGCAGAGTGGGTCAACGCTCACATCGAGCACGAGTTTCACCTGCACCACAACGTGGAAAATCGGGTATGATGCCATCGGGGCGGCCTACCTCACCAGCAAGGTGGACGATGTGCGAGTAACAAAAGGAGTCGCTCGATACACTGCTGATTTCACTGCACCAACTGAGGCATTCCCTAATTCATAATGAGACTTCTCTACAACACACTCACCGAACGACTGCAACCCTATCCCCGCGCCGATGACGAGGATGTAGTTGGACTGTCACCTGAATACCTCATCATGCAGGTAGTCAATACCGCCAAACCAGTCTTCGACGAAGCAACAGAGGTTCTTGTCCCTGCACAGACAGTCAACACTACCACGCAAACCGTGACTAACGGCTGGACAATTGCACCAAAGCCTGAGCCAGTTTCATTGCCTATTGCAGTCTCTATGCGTTCTCTCCGACTCGCTTTAATCGACGCTGGACTCTATCAGTCTGTTGTCGCTGCGATCAACGGCATACCTGATGCTACGGAAAAGCTCAAAGCGCAAATCTGGTGGGACACTTCCCCTACAGTTTATCGCGACAACGGCTACGTCATATCTTTTGGTTCTGCTCTTGGGAAAACTACCTTAGAAGTTGACCAAATCTTCTCAATGGCTAGGGTATATGATCTACCACAATGATTGACCGTTTTCTTATGCTTTGTGACGACACCCCAAACTTAGTTTTGGCGAGTATGGTGTCCGCAGCGGTATCCACCTGCACGCTCATCGGTAGCGGCTTGATGGCAATGTTGGGGCAAGTCCCAACGCCAACAGAAGCTGGCATGTGGCCTTTTTATGGGGTGCTGATCGTAGCCGTAATCACTCTGTTTTGCTCCCTAGCATACGTGATTAGGTGGATGATGACCACTGGAGTTACCGCGATTGCCTCAGTAAAAGAAGCGGTTGCAGTTTTAAGCACCAGCAACGATAGTGTCAAAGAAGCCTTGGAGAAACAATCCGCTTTCTTCGACTCCATTGGAAAAGATGCCATCAGGCAATCCCTAACCCAGCACAACTCGAAACCATGAAAAAGAAACTCCTACTCTGGCTCTCACTCATCACCAAAGCCGCCTCCGTAGCGACAGGTGTTGCCTCGCTACCAATCGTCGCGATGCTGCCTGCCCAGTATGCTGGCTATGCTGCGCTCGCCTTTGCTGGTGCCTCCCTCGCAAAAGACACCGCGAACCGGATTGCCGACCTCGCTGACGACGGGATTGCAAACAACAGCTATAAAGGTTGATGCTCCGTTGCCTCCAGATTGCGCTCATGGGACTAGGGGCAATTCTCCTTAGCCTTATTGGCTACATCATCTACCTCTATCTGCGCTTCGGGTTATGAGCTTTGTGGTTGATGCTTTAGGTTGGGGATCATTGGCAGTTGCCGTTGTGATCTTCGCGATACTGTCAATCCCCCGAAATATATGACCAAGACCCAGATTGCTAGAGACTTCATTTCGCGCTTTCCCGACGCTGAAAACAGGACTATCGCAAGGGCGATGAATAGAGAAATGCCCAAGGTTTTCACAACTGTTGATAGAGCTAGAGAAATTGTCCGAATTCTGCGAGGCGCATCAAAAGGGCACTATTCATCGGATAAAACCGCAATTCGACCCCTCGGTTGGCAGAAGAACCTTATCCCAAAGACTCAGGCTACAAAACGCGATCCTATTGTGTTAAGCGGAGCCTTGAGAACCTTGATTCTTTCGGACATCCACATCCCTTACCACGACGAGACTGCCCTATCAGCAGCTATTGCTTACGGAAAGAAAAAGAAGCCGGATGTGATTATTTTGAACGGCGATATTGGCGACTTCTATGGAGTCAGCAGGCACGACAAAGACCCAAGGCGATCACTCGCAGATGAACTCGATGCCATCCGCCAGTTCCTCTTCTTCCTCCGCCAGCAGTTTCCCAAGGCCCGAATCCTCTATAAAATTGGGAACCACGAAGCACGCATGGAAATGTTCCTCGTCAAGAACGCCCCCGTCCTTCTTGGTGTGAGTGATTTTGAACTCCCTGTTCTTCTCAAGTTTGACGAGCTTGGCATCGAATTGGTGCCATCGCTGACCCTGATTCGTCTAGGGGATTTGCCTATCTATCACGGGCATGAACTGCCTCAAGGTATGTCCTCCCCCGTGAACCCCGCCAGAGGTATTTGGATGCGCGTTCAAGAGTCCCTCATCTGTGGGCATTGGCACCGCACCTCTGAGCACACCGAAAGCACTGGACTGAACAAGAAACTTTCGTCATGCTGGTCAACAGGTTGTCTCTGTGATTTGAGTCCCGACTATGCCATCGTAAACCGCTGGAACCACGGATTTGTTATGGTTGACACACAGGCAGACGGCAACTACGAAGTCACGAATCACAAAATCATCAATGGTCGAGTTTATTGATATGTCGCCACTAGAATTTACAAAGACAGTTCAGACACGTTTGGGGGTGGATGCGGACGGTCAGCCGGGGACACAGACCTTGGCTGCGCTCGACAAAGCCCTGCCTTTGAAAACCAATTCTGAGCCTCCGACTGTTCTCCTGACGGGGGAAAAGGTCGATGAGCGCAGCGAGAAAGTCATCGCGACTCTCCACCCTAACCTACGGGAAAAAGCCCGTGAGCTAGTGCGTAAAGCAGCCACAAGCGGCATCACCATCAAACTGATCTCCGGTCTTCGCACCTACGACGAGCAAAACTCGTTGTATGCCCAAGGGCGCTCTTCTTCTGGCAAGGTCGTGACCAACGCTCGAGGGGGTTACTCCAACCACAACTTTGGCGTCGCCTTTGACGTGGGGGTGTTTGTGCATGGGGCTTATATTGATGAGTCCCCCGCTTATAAGACCGTTGGGCAACTTGGCAAGAACCTCGGTTTTGAATGGGGCGGCGACTGGTCAAGTATTCAAGATCAACCCCACTTCCAGCTTCGCCCAGCGTGGGCTAGAGGGATGAAGGAGAGCGAAATGCTCGCAGAAATGCGTGCGCGTAAGGCTTCGGGTAAGGATGTCTTCTAATATAAAACACAAATGTCAAAACCAGTTCTTATTGCTTTTACGGGCCTTGCTCAAGCAGGCAAGACCACAGCAGCACAAGCCTTTTTGTCCCTAGGCTATGATCGAATGTCGTTTGCCGACCCGATCAAGGCAATGGTTCGATGTTTGACCCCGGTGGCGGATAAAGAAGCTCGCCCTGATGAGCTTTGTGGAAAAACTCTCCGAGAAGTTTATCAGTCCCTCGGGACCGATTGGGGGCGTAACATGGTTGGCGGCGACATTTGGATTCGCGCAGGGCGTTTTCGGATCGAGACTTTACTCAGTGATGTCTTGAGCGGAGTCATCCGTGGGGTCGTGATTGACGACATCCGCTTTGACAATGAAGCCGAGCTAATCCGTAACATGGGAGGCACGGTAGTTGAGATTACCCGCCCAAACTCAGTCCAGATGGATCACGCATCCGAGGCTGGAGTATCCCGTCACCTGATTGACCACACGTTCTCCAACCACACGGACATCGACAGCTTGAAGTGCCAAGTCTTGGGAAAGCTCTACTACGGTGCGCCTTGATTGTTAGTTGAAAAAAGAGTAGGCTATTCTCAACATGGCTACTGCAAACTCTGCCCCTAATCTGCTGCCTTCGCAGAGAAGTCCTTTTACGCCTCTATCGACAGATGTGTTCGTAGTGGAGAACTTCAATGTTGTCCAGTCGCCCAATGATTCGATTCCAGCTTATGGGACTCCACATGACACTCTTTCCAAGCTCAAGTCTTGGCCGAACCATAAGTTCTGTCTCCAGACTCAGCCGGACGAAAAAGGGAACTATCAGAGATGGTATGTAGCTGATCAGGCGACACAGAACCTTTACAACTGGGAGATTAGCGATTCTGGGCCTTGGCCTGCAATCAACCAGACGTTCATCATCCCTCGCGCTGATTATCGTGCGCTCCCAGCCAACCCTTCCACGACCTATCCCGCACCGCCGAATCCGCCGTTAAATACAACGGATTACGAGATTACCGCGACCCAAGAACAGCGCATTGGGGAACCCAAACTCGACAGTCTTTATGTGTCCGTTCAGGTAACACGGGAAAAGGTCAGCACTATCAATACGGCGTATGCTGTCGATTTGGATACCAACACGGTTCAGGCAACCCAGACCCAAAAGGTAGCCGCAGGCACACAAGCTTCTGGAGTGGCAGCAGATGGGACTTATAGCAATGTCGCGGTTCAGAACTCGCTGTGGTCGGTAAAGACGACCCAGAAGGCAGCAGGATTGGCTGGGAAGTCGGTTAACGGGGTATCCACCCGTATTCTCTACTACCGAGACAACTACACTTGGCCGAGAGTCCTGAACTACATCAATATTCAGGCAATCCAGAGCGATCCACGGAACATCTATTCCCCGATTTCTTCTTTCTCTTGGTCACCAGTCTGGCTCGCAGACGCTTTTGACGGGCCTTGCGACTACACTCTTGTAGAGCGGTGGACACTGGCAAAACCCGTATTTGGTGGCGACCCAAACTGGAACACAGGTACTGTCTGGGCAGCGTCTACCGCGTATGCCGTGGATGCCTACGTCACCCGTGTTGTAGGGGACTCGCCAACCTATTACCGATGCATCACCGCACACACCTCTGGTGGCTCGTTTAACGCCTCCTATTGGACGCAAGTTTCCCCACTGATCCCGCAGGAAACTCCCATGCTCAAGACGGAGATCGTGTTCAACGGAGCTAACTTACGTATTAGTATTCCTGCATGCTTGCATGAGCGATACAATCTCTGGGATACGCAGTTCTCACAGACATACCCAGCGACCAATCCTACCCGCTGGCCCGCAACGGTGCTTTCCCGTGTCACGGTAGTTCCCGACCAAGGCGGCTATCTGACTCGGATGTTCTACGTCAAGTCTCCGAGCACCGCTGGGAACCCGACAGACATTTCGTTGAGCTTGACGGCTGAAGCTGCGACAGGGTTCACGCTCTCAGGAGTGGTAGCAGCCACGGTTCCGACAGGGACGATGTATCTATCTATCGCGACTGATCCAAATTTTGGTGGCGGGTTCTTGGGGACGTACAGTTCTCTGGCAATCGGGAGCCACACTCAAAGCCTAGTCGCCAATGCGCCCCCAACTTCGACCACAACTGCCGTTACTGGAGCCACTCGCGGCGTAACCTATTACGCGAAGCTGGTTTGTGTGCCAACTAACCCTGCACTGCCATCCGTCACAAGCAATCTCTGCATCGCGTTCACTGATCCGCAGCCTGAACTCTTAGTGTCTACGACTGGAGGTGATAACCTTGTCAGCGGTGCTCCCGTATCTAGTGCCAGCACAGCCAACGCTGTTTCGGTTGGGGGCCAGTCTACTTTAGACCTACGGTTGACCAATATTGGACTTGAGTCCTTATCTGGGTTTTCCACGACTAAGACTTCAGGCGTGGCGGAGGATGCCGCCATGTTCACGGTGCAGCAATTCCCTGCTTCCATCGCCCCTTCTAATTCGGCAGAATGGAGCATCTACTTCAAGCCAACATCCCCCGGCTACAAGAGTGCCACTATCACGATCACAAGCAACGCTTCCACAACCTACGACCTGAACGTGGCGGGAACGGGAGTTGCTGCTGACATCCAAGTGGAGCAGCCAGAGAACACGATTCTGGTAAATGGGGCGAACACCATCAACTTTGGTACGGTCACGACTGGAACGGCGGATAAGACCTTCTGGATTCGCAATGTCGGCAACGACTCGGTGCCTCTCAGGGACTTGGCTGTGTCTGTCAGTGGAACCAATGCCTCCGACTACACCCCTTCCGCGCTCTCTGTCACTGAACTGGACAGCGGCACTTACACGATGTTCACGGTGACATTCGATCCTGTGTCTGAGGAAACAGCCTCAAGCACCCGCACGGCTACTCTTTCCATTGCGAGCACAGACACGGATGAGAACCCGTTCACGGTCAACCTGACAGGCGTTTCACAGAATCCGACAGCGCCGGGCGCAGTCGATCTGACTTGGGATGGAAACGCGAATGGCACAGTTTACGGGATTGCCCACCAAGCCGATGGGCAAGCTATACTTGTGGGGGTATTCACTCAAATTGGAGCCACTGCACGTAACCGTATTGCGCGAGTGGATGCTTCTACAGGAGCCGTTGACGCAACTTTCAACCCAAATGCAGACGCTGCCGTAAACTGCGCATTGGTGCAGCCAGACGGCAAAATTGTTGTTGGGGGGGGTTTTGCCAATATAGTCGCTACTGCCAGAAACTACATCGCACGTCTCAACTCAGACGGCACCATTGATGCAGGCTTTGACCCTGACGCAGATGGGGCTGTTCGTTGCATGGCACTACAAGCTGATGGCAGTATCATCGTAGGGGGCGACTTCGCCAATATCGGTGGAGGGGCAAAAGCATGGCTAGCACGCATCGACTCTTCGGGCGTTCTCGACGCTTCGTTCACAAGCGAGATTGATACTGTGACATCTCCGGGTCAAGTCTACGGGGTGACACTGCTTGAGGATGGACGGGTGGCAGTAGTTGGAAATTGGTCAGACACAGGGAACACGACCACTACGACAACCACGACCTCAACGACAGTTCCTCCTACAACGGCTCCTCCGACGACAGTTCCTCCGACGACAGTTCCTCCTACAACGGCTCCTCCTACAACGGCTCCTCCGACGACTGCTCCTCCGACGACTGCTCCTCCTACAACGGCTCCTCCTACAACGGCTCCTCCTACAACGGCTCCTCCGACGACTGCTCCTCCGACGACTGCTCCTCCGACGACTGCTCCTCCGACGACTGCTCCTCCGACGACTGCTCCTCCGACGACTGCTCCTCCGACGACTGCTCCTCCTACAACTCCTCCACCGTAATGAGTCTGCCTAAAGTTAGCTGTATCTGCCCTACTTTCGCACGATACCATCTGCTGAATGAGTCGGTAGAAAGTTTTCTTCGGCAGGATTACTCAGGAGAGTTAGAACTCATAGTTCTGAATGATTTTGCCCCCCAAACACTACATTTCACCCACCCAAGAGTAAAAGTCGTAAATGTCGAAAGTCGTTTTCCAACACTAGGAGAAAAAAGGGATGCAGCCTACCGACTCGCCACAGGTGATGTGTTTATCACTTGGGGGGATGATGACATCCATCTTCCACACCGAGTCAGCCGAATGGTGTCGTTCTTGGGGGAAGACCCAATGGCTTTTGAAGGATGGTTTTATGTGATACACGAAAATGGTATTTACTTAGAAAGACGCTCCACAGCGGGAGCGCATGTAATTACCTCAGAGGCGTATGCAACTTTGGGAGGCATACCTGCGCTGGATAAAGGTGAAGACGTGGCATTCAACGATCTCGCTCAAAAACATTTCAGCAGCATACGTGTATGCAAAAATGCTCCAGCCTTTATCTACCGATGGCATGGGACAAATCGTTTGCACGTATCAGGAACGGGATCAAAAGACCCCTATAAAGCAGTTTATGATAGAGCGATTGAGCTTGTGTCAGCAGGTAAGGAGCCTCAAGGCAGTTTACAGATCAAACCAGAATGGGTAGATAATTACTCAGAGATAGTGAAAGGTGCAAAACTCCGATGAAACTCACCATCTCAATGGCGTGCTACGATGACTACGACGGTGTGTTTTTCACCGTCCAGTCGCTTCGTATGCACCACAAACTCCCCGCCGATACGGAGTTCTTGGTGCTCGACAACAGCCCGAAAGGCGACCACTTGGAGGCGACGAAGCACTTCCTGACAGCAGTCCCAAACAGCCGATGGATTCACGTCGAGGATCGTCAAAGCAGCTTCGTCAAATACGACGCTTTCAAGCACGCAACAGGCGATGTCGTCCTCGGGCTAGACTGCCATGTGCTGCTTGAGACAGGTTTCATCGACAGACTCTTGGAGTGGTGGGGAGCAAACCAAGGATCGAAGAACCAACTCACAGGCCCGCTCGTCTACAACTGCCTGAAGTCCCGCTCAACCCACATGGAGCCTGCTTGGCGTGGTCAAGATTTTGGCACTTGGGGAACAGATGCAGTTGGAGTCAAAGGCACTGAGCCTTTTGAAATTCCTATGCAGGGGATGGGCTGCTTCTCCTTCTGGCGAGAACATTTCCCCGCAAACCTACCTGATTTCCAAGGTTTCGGGGCCGAAGAGTGGTTCTTTGCCGAGAAGGTGAGGAAGCAAGGCGGAAAGGTTCTCTGCCACCCCGCAATGGGTTGGATGCACCGATTCTGCTGGCCGAAACGCTCCTATCCAAGCTGCAATGACGCACGGGTGATGAACTACTACCGAGGCTGGCTTCACCTCTACAAGTATCTCGACCATCCGATGATCCGAGTGATGACCCAGCACTGGCTTACTGTCATGCCGCAGAGCAAACTAGACGAACTGATTCAAAAGGCTATATTACCCGCATGATTCCTGACCGCATCGCCATTCTCAATTCTGACGGGACAACTGACACGTCTTTTGCCGTAGGGGCAGGCTTGGACAGTGTGGGCTACGCCGTTACAGCCTTGCCCTCAGGAGAGATTGTAGCCGGAGGACAGTTCAGCTTCATCAGCGGAGCGGTGAGATCAAAACTCGCAGTCCTCAACGCCGATGGTACGCTGGTGCCAGATGTGCCGACACCGTCAGCCGTCGTATACACTGCGAACCTTCAGACAGATGGTAGCGTTGTTTTCGGGGGCGACTTCACCACTGTTAGCGGGACGACACGCAACCGACTCGCCCGACTTCTACCTGACCTGACACTGGAAGCAGCCTTCAACCCGAACGTCAATGGGGTTGTCCGAGCTTTGGCTTTGCAGCCTGATGGGAGGATTCTGGCAGGGGGTCAGTTCAGCACAGTTGGCAGCACCACACGCAACAATGTCGCACGACTCTACAACGGCACCGCAGCCAACAGCCTCTACGCCGTTAATGCCGACCTCATCAAGTGGGACAGGACAGGCACCAGTGAGGAGACTCAACGAGTCGAGTTTGAGATCGACACGGGTTCGGGTTATGGCCCGTTAGCTGGGGTCATCTCCCGCACGTCATCAGGTTGGCAGATTATACCGACAGTCTCTCTGTCCGGCTCCACAAACGACCTGAGAGCAACAGCTTTCCCATCAGACTCACACAGTGAAGGTATCCAGCAAGCTACAGCCTCCGCCCCCATCCTCCCAGAGATCGAAGTTGAGATTGACGGAGTGATCCTGACTTCAGGAGTTGGCACGATCTACTTCCCAAGCACTCAGGTAGGCTCAAACTCGTCTAAGACGGTAACTGTCAGGAACATTGGCCTTGCCAGCCTGACGCTTGACGCGACCCCTGTGACCTTCTCTCCGACAGGGCAATATGATGTGGTAACACAACCTTCTTCCCCAGTTTTGTCGGGGCAGTCAGTGACATTCACCATTGATCTGACTCCAACGTCCGCAGGGACGAAGACAACCACGATGACGATTCATTCCGATGATGCCGATGAAGCCAGCTTCACTGTCGCTCTTTCAGGTGTCGCTACCCCCGGCCAAGGGTCACAGGATTCGTCGTGGCAACCCGGAGTCTCTTCATTCGTGTACGCCTTATCCCAGAGGACAACTGGAATTACAGGCATTGGCGGTAGCTTCACCTCCGTAGGAACACAGACCCGAAATCGCTATGCCTTCGTTGATTCGCTTGGAGCAGTTCAAGCACAGTCAGGAGCGGGGGTGAATAACAACGTGATGTGCATGGCGCAACTGCCTGATGGGAAGGCACTTATTGGTGGAGACTTCACAACGCAGTACATTCGCAGACTCAACGCAGACGGGTCGATTGATGGCACCTTTACGTTGACCACCAATGGTGCGGTTCGGTGCATGTCCTTGCAGGCTGACGGTTCTGTGCTGATCGGGGGAAACTTTAGCACCGTCACGCTAGGGGCAGTAAACGTGCGTCAGCGAATCGCTAAAATTGACTTCTCTTCAACAGGGGTTGCTTCGGTGAACGCTTTTTCCTGCCCGTGCAACGCCTCAGTAGTGTCCACTCTGCTAACCCAAACAGACGGCAAGATAATTGTGGTAGGGGACTTCACAGCTATCGCGGGATCAACGCAGTACTACGTAGCTCGGCTAAATGCAGATGGGTCTATTGACAGCGCTTTTGCAGCTAACATCACAGGTAAAGCGTGGGTGGCAGCTTTGGATGCTTCAGGAAGAGTACTGTTAGGCGGAGGCGTGTTATACATCGCAGGAGCAGATAAGCGCGGAGTCGTACGCCTGACTTCAGCGGGTGCGCTTGATGGGACATTTACCCTTGTAGCTTCAAGTGCTGACACCCTCATCCCTCAGACAGACGGGACTTTGGTTATCGGCTCTACCACGGCGTACCCCGCAAGCACCTCGCGAGTCGAACGTGTGACTTCAGCGGGTGCAAACGACACCACGTTCATAGCAGCAGCAACTGGGAATGTGTTTGCGCTGTGCATTCAGGAAGACGGTTCCGCGTTAGTCGGAGGTGAGTTCCAGCTAGCTGGTGGGCCTGTGACTTACGCAGCCAAGCTCATCAACGGCACAGGGGCTAGCACCCTGTCTGTCGTCAGCCAAACAGCCGTTCAGTGGCTCAGAGGTGGCACGCTTCCTGAGACTCAGGTTGTCGTGTTCGACCTTAGCCAAGATGGTGGAACGACATGGGCACGTCTCGGACAAGGCACACGTATTTCAGGCGGGTGGACTCTGACAGGCATCTCTCTCCCTACAGGGGGGTTGCTCAGAGCAAGAGCATACGTCCAATGCGGGTATATCGGCGGTTCAGTATCCATTCAGGAGGATCAACTCACCTTCTCAGGTGTGCTTGCCCCCGACCTGATGCTCCAAGTTGCCGACGGCTCCTCTATTCCCGCAGATGGACTAACAGGATATTTCCCTGTGTCAGACGATGGATCAACTCGATACTTTACCGCAATCGGTGGAGCTTTTATCGACATTCTTGTCAAGCTGACCAACGCAGGCACGGCAACGCTCTCAAGCATTGCAGCGACGCTCACAGGATGGTCAACTGAGTTCTCCATCGCAAGTTCCCCACCAACCAGTCTTTCAGCGGGAAACTCGGACACGATGGTTGTTCGTTTCTCTCCTGCCACTGGAGCAAAGGGCTATCGGAACCCGACTCTTAACATCGCGTCCAATAATCCCGGAACCAAAAGCACCTACACGATTCAGGTCAACACAGCAGCCGTAGCTGTGCCTGCTGCAACCACTGGGGTCGCAAGTGCAATCGGGGGAGGCTCCGCTACACTTGCGGGAACCTTTACGCCAAACCACATCGCGGCTACCTGCTATTTCCAATACAAGCTAGTGGCTTCCTCGACATGGCTCACATCCAGCACGAACACCGTAGCAGGATTTAGTCCGACCCCCTCAACCAAAGTTATCTCTGGGCTTACCGTTGGGCAGAATTACCACTTCCGCGCAGTTGTGTACAACTCCATCAACACGATCACTTCCATCCCGACTACAGGAACGACAAGCACCGATCCTTGGATTGGGGCAGTCGTTGCCTTCACCGCTTAACCCATCATGCCCGATGTCGATCCCGAAGCCGAAGACCGAGTTGCCACTCTCCAAGGAGAGAATGGCGATGACGCACAGTTCTTGGCTACGCGAGATCGAACAAAGGAGGTCATTGATCAGCGGTTTGATCTGTATCGCTTCATCTCAGGCGAAGGGGCAACCGTTCACAACTGCCAAGAATCCCTGATCTCTTCCTCCGAATGATCCCGCAAGAAACTTGGGAAGCCATGTCCCCTGAGCAACAAGCAGGAGCTTGGTGGGCGGAGTTAGATGGGATGCTCACTGCGGCTTTGGATGACGTGGTGTATCAGGCGGATAACGAGGACACCATCGTTCTCTCCGGCCTGACTTTTATCGTTGGAACCCGTGTTGCTGTGACCCCATGACCTACGATCAATACCAGCAAATCTACAACGCAGCAAAGGCTCAGATCGCAGATCGAGTCAGCAAACTCCAGCCTAGAGCGGGCAATAATGCCAGTGTCAACGGTATGGGTATATCCATCGAAGTAGGGGGTGCAGAAGAAGCTGCTGCGGAAGAGACTTGGCGGTATGTTCTACTTGGGCGAGTTGTTGGGAGCACTACCATTAGTGGAGCCTTTGACGTGGGGCCGGAGAATGCCGCAGTTGTCTTCCGAGACGGGTTTGTTTCCAGCACCTCATTTTGGCAGGAGACACAACTGGAGCAAAGCGAGACGTATTCCCGCAACTACACCCTCTTTTTGACTTCAGCCTCCGTGAACGAAGATAGCAGCGAAGGAGACTTCAAGTTTCCCACCAAAGTGACTCTTGAGCTTTACCCGACAGACGAAGACGGGCTTCCGCTCGACCCTGTGGCTGAATATGATTTTTACGTGGGCTACGATGGAGACTCCCGTGCCTTTATTGCCCCAGCCCCAGACACCATCTACGGATTGCGAATCAAGACCATCGAGCGCACAGCATGAACCTTTGACATAAGGCCCATCGTCAAGTAAAATCCTCCTTATTATGGCTACTGCTAAACCCTTCTCGCGTAACGGTAATCTCCTTGCCCCTCCTCCGCCTACTAGGGGGAAAAAGATTATGGGAGTCAGTGCGGGACCAAATAAGTTCCAAGAAGCTGGGCGTAACCTTGAAGAGGCTGGGTTTAAAGTCCAAAATGGCCAGCTTACCCCGACCCAAGACTACGGGGCAATGACGGGCCTTGCCTCTGAGCAAAGGAATTCTCTGTCCCTCGGGTCCAAGCCGGGCAGTGTCTCCACGCTCGGTAGCCCGATGAACTCGATGTATGCGGCGAACCCGGGGTTTTTCCAACGTAGTGGCGGCGGTGGTGCCGCTGCTGTATCTCCCGAAGTCGCCCGAGCACAGAATATCGCCGCAGCTAAGAAAGCGGGAACCTTTGATATCATTCGGGACCAATACAATGCAAAGGGCGGTGCCCAGATGAACGAGCTTGGGACAATCGGAGCGGCGGCTGCTGCTGCTGCTCCTGCGGCTACGGCTGAAAGCGTTGCCGCCCAACGTGCCAGCATACAAGGTGCTGCTGCTCCTGATATTCCTGCTGCTCCTGCGGCGGAAACTGGCGGATATGAGTATGACCCAAATGCCGAAGCGGTGAATACGCTAGCAGACTACAGCAAAGGAGCGACAAACGCGGAGATGGCGGCTGGACCAAAACCTGCTACTCCTGCGGCTGCTGCTCCAGTCGTTCCTGCTCCTGCTCCAGCTGCTCCGGCTGCTCCTTCCCAGATGGACCTAAACCGTCAGGCTCTTGAGCAGGGCGCTGCGGGCATCCGTTTACGGCGTGAAGCCTTGGGCCAGATGCCCCAGTCAATTACTTCGGATAGAGGCTACAAAGTAGTTACTGATGCCAAGGGTAATATCGTCGGCACAAATGCTCCTGTTGCCCCTGTATCGAGTGCTGTTGGTGGTTTTGCTGACCAGCGTGCTGCTTTCAATATGGGTAAAGGCACATCCGCTGAAAAAGCCGCCCTTGGCCCAAATATCCGTAGCGCAGCCCTTGCCGAGCTATCTAGGCCAGCGCCAAAACCGATGGCTGCAACTGCGCCAAATGCGGGCGCACAGATGGGTCCGCCTCTTCAGGGATCGGCACAGATGGGTCCGCCTCTTCAGGGATCGGCACAGATGGGTCCGCCTCTTCAGGGATCGGCACAGATGGGTCCACCTAGTGTGCCTAACAAGCCTATTCTATCTACCTCTGCTCCTCCCAAGATGTTTGAGTCCGCGACAACTAATAGGTTTGATCTTGTTGGGCCACCGTCAAATATGTCTCGCCCAATCCAAGGGCCACCCAATGCGGCTGCGACTACTCCTTATGAGCGCATGCAGAAGACTACCCTTGGTCCGGCAAAACCGAATGGGCCTATTCTATCTACCTCTGCTCCTCCCAAAATGATGGCGGCGGCTCCTGCATCTATTCCGACTAAGGACGATATCACCAAACAACGTGCTTCTCTTGCCTCCACTAAACGCTAATGGATACTCGTCTCACCGTCTCCGATTGTCGCAACGCCCTCTACACAGAGGTCGATGCAACGGACATTAACTCTGCTCTTTTTATCCCTCAACTCAATGAGGTGTGTGAGCGGTTTATCAATTCGGGCAGATGGAAAGGCGTAACCCCAAAAGTCACTATCCCGTCCCCCACGGGCTTTTTCACTCTCCCACGGTGGTATCAGTCCGTCTTGGTGATGCGTTATCGGAAAGCCCCTTATCCGACCTTTACACCGTTCTACGAGTTTTCGGAATCGGGACCGGGCGAGATGGACGACACGCGGGCCTTCCCGGGCGTTCTCATCGACCTTGGCGACGGTTTCTGCACCCAGTCGGACATTGACACTGCTGGGACTCTCCGCATCACTGTAGGCGGTGCAGGAGACGCCGGAAAGACTATCCGACTTTTTGGCGAGGACGCTTCAGGGAATGTGGTCTACTCGACCGCAGGCGTTCAAGGTATTTCCATCACAACCACCACTACGACAGTGGATACTTCTCAGGTTTTCTCAAAAGTGACAGGTATTCAGGCTCCGGCGAACATGTTGTCCCCGTGGACGCTAAGTGTGGTCAATGGCGCAACGGTCACGCAGATAGGTCGGTATTACCCAAGCGAGACCCGTCCTACCTACCGACGTTACCAAACTGGGACGACCGATGAGGCGATTCAGACCATCTGCTATCGCAGGTTTATTCCGTTGGTGGCGGAGACGGACTGGGTCATGCCGGGCAATTTGAGTGCGCTCCGTTACGGTCTTAAGGCTCTTGCCTTTGAACGTGCAGGGCAACTTGACTTGGCACAGGCGTCTCTTACTACTGCCATTTCCTACCTTAATCAGGAGGCAAAAGCATCCAGAGGTGGAGCTATTCCTTCTCTCAACATTCATTCAGAGTTCTCTAGAGGAGTCCATATCGGAGCGTAAATATGCCAGCCCCCCGCACCCCAACCCCCGAAGAAATGTTTGGTTTTGGCAGCGTGCCTTTGACCAGCTATTTTGGTGCCCCAGAAGGGGGTTCACAGAATACTATGTTCTCTCCGACTGCTCGGGCAATGCTCCAGCAGGGCGAGAACTATCAGTATCAGCAGGAGGCTATCCAGCGTCAAAGGCAGGCGGAAGAAGAGGCTTACCAAAGGCAACAGCAACAGCAGGAAGCCGAGCGGGTAGCTTCACAGGCGTTTAGTGGAGCACCACAGATGACCGATGAGCAGATCACTCAGCAGTTCGTGCAGAACCCTGCCTACCTACAGACCAAACAAGGGCAGAACGCACTTGGGTATCTTCAGTTCCGCCAGTCGGTAACCCCTGCTGCGGACAAAGTTTTGGCTCCCCAAATGCTCAAGAAGATCGAAGACCCACGTCATCGTGCGGCTTTCCAAGAACGTATCCAGAGCGGCGTGTCAGCAAACGATGCCTATGATGCGTATCGCAAGGATACATTCAACGAGAAGCATGCGCTAGACTTAGCCGCAGCGGGTGTTCCAGAAGAAGAGTATGATAAACTCCGTGATGAAAATGGCTTGTTCAAGCCAGATGCGGTGGCTCGAAGCACCACTCGGGCAAGGGCGGACCTCAAGTCCCGAGAAAGTGTAGCGGATCAACGAATTGGGGCATTAAGTAAAGCCCTATCGAACCGCATGAAAATGCTCAAAGACATGGGCAAAGAGCCAGCGGTCATAGCCGCTGATCCGCTCGTCAATACCTACTCGTCGGATCTCGAAACTGCTCATGTAGATAAGCTGAATGCCTTGTCGGCAAAACAAGCGGCTGAAGCGGCTAAGTTTGCCAAAGAGCGTCCATCTGAGGCTACAGAACGTCCAAAAAGTCGTGAAGTTACCCCTCAAACAGCACCTGCCCCCGCAGAAGACTTGACTCAGGCTCCTGAATACCGAGCTGCGGCCAAAGCTCTGGCTGAAAGACAGGCTGAAGCTAACAACGCTCAAGCGGCTATTGATAAAGAGATTGCGTCAGCATGGACTGAGAAGAAAAATGAGCTTCAGACAGATATTGAGAAGGCGTATAGCAAAAAAGATTTGCTAGGGATTGCTTCGGCAATTGCTAGGGGGGATATATCCCCTCAGACAGCCACGGGGGATACGGCAAAGGCCACATCCTACGCTGCTTATAGCCAGCCTACGATCTCGTATGCCGAGTATCTTCTTAGCAAACTTGGAAAAGATGTTTCTTCTCCTGCCTTTAAAGAGCCTCAGAATAAACGCTGGGGTACGCAAGATGTAAGTCAAAGTGAACTGCTTCGACAATGGGCAGAGCAGTATGTTCGGGAACACTCCGAGGGAAAAGATGGGCAAATACCCGCCCAGAATCCGCAAGCGACAGGTGGACAACTACCAGCAAGTAGTGGTAAGATTGTAGTAGGTACGCCTGTAGAAATTGGCGGGCCATAACCCCTCTAGTTTATGCCTTGGGAAATACCAATTACATTCGGAAAAACAACGTATCCTGTCCGTTTTAATACAGAGGGAGAACCGACGCAGGCAGATATCGACGAGGCAATAGCTATTATTCGCCAACAGCGGGAAGCTCCGCAGACAGACCTTGATAAAGCGTTAGCTCTTATTCGTCAGCAACAGGAAAATCCTCAGCCTGATGCTACAGGACAAGGGCGGCTATCAAGTGCGGCATCCAATGTTGGGCGTGGAGCGTTGTCGGTTATCCCGGGGACTATCGGTGGCGTAGGATATGTCACCGGATCAGATACCCTGACTGGCGCAGCTAAAGACGTTGAGCAGGGCATTGAGAAGATGCTTCCCGTGAATCCCGCTTATCAAGAGGAGTTTAGCCAAAAAGCCGCAAACGTATTAGGTCAAGCAGGTGGTATGTTTCTGACAGGCGGAGCAGCGGGCGCAATCGGTAAAGGTCGTGCTCTAGCCAAGGGTTTAGAAGCCGCAGCAGCAGCCGCTAAAGGCACCAAAGCCGCTCAAGCAGCATCGCTAGGGACAGGAATACTGCAAGGAACCTATAGCGGAGGGCAGGAAGCCGAGAAATACGGCATGACTGGGGGCAGTGCTTATGCGCGTGCCTTACTCGGTGGAGCACTTGAAGGTGCCACTGAAAAGTATCTATTCGGTATGGGCACAGAACTTGCCCCAGTGCGTAAGTTCCTTGGAGACACCGTGGAACGCGGAGTCGGGGGTATCCTAAAAGCCACTGGAACTGAGGCAGGCGAAGAAGCCGCTTCTCAGATCGGTGGCAACATCGCCACAACGGCTCTTGCCCCTAAAGGGGTAGTTACGCCAGATGTGATGTCCGGAGTCGGAGAAGCCGCACTCCTTGGGGGTATTGCAGGAGGAGCACTTGGCGGAGTTAATAACCTGATGCTAGGTAGTCAAGATACTGCTGAAACTCCCCCTGAATCGGGAGCTACTGAACCGAAAGACCCATTAGTCGCAAACCTCAATGCGGCGATAGAAGCAGCTACGGCTAACAATACTGGCGAAGAGGTAACTGTGGAAGACCTTGTCCAAACGGCTAAAGAGCGTTTTGGGGTTCTTCAGACTAAAGCTGCCGACCAGACGACGCCTCTGACACAGGAAGAAGCGGACGAGATGGATGCCCTGACAACGGCTTTCACCGACCCAACGAATATCGATCATGCGGGTCTGGCCGATCTGTATAATCTTCGCATCACGGAGCCTGTTGCTGACGAAGTAGCTCCTGTGGCTCCTGTTGAGGACGAGCTTACACCTGCGGAGAGCTACCGCTTAGATGCGTTGCAGGAGATAAAAGATCGGCTACGGGCTGGGGAAATCACTGTTTCTGAGTACCAACAGGAAGTGGCACAACTAGAAAAGGATTCTGCCGCCGCCTTTTCTACCCCAGAGGAACTTCAATACCTAGAGCAAATTCAACCACTCAAAGACCGCTTGGTTGCGGGGGAAATCACCATTCCTGAGTACCAGAAAGCTATTGAGGAAATTAAAACAGGGGTAGCTCCTGCTCCTGTGGTTCCTGCTGCTACTGCTCCTGTGGTTCCTGCTGCTACTGCTCCTGTAGTTCCAGCTCCGGTAGCCGATCCTATTATCGATGCTGCGGTCGTCGCGGTAAATAAGCCTGATGCCAATCTTCCGATTGTTGCTGCTCTCGTAAATGATGGGGCGCTCAATCCTGCTCCGATACCAACCCCAACAGAACCCCCAGCCAATGCCCCTACCCAAGAACGTGAAGTCGAAAGCCCAAGTGGGACTCCTCCTGTCCAAGGCCAGCCCGCTGACCAAGGCGCAAATCGCCAAGCTCCGGAGGGAACTGCACAGCGGGAAGGTGAAGGTGCAGAAGTAGCCCCTGCTCCTGCTCCTATCGAACGCAAGAAGATCGACGCAATTTTTGAGCGTATCTTGAAGCGAAAGTCCACGGTGCCGTTGATCAATGGGATGTTCCAAGTACCGTACGCAGTAGCTCTCAAAGACCCTAGCTTGCGTCCAACCAATAGGAATGAGCAAAGCCTTCGTTATCGCACCAGCACGAAAGGAGAAGTCACTGGAGACTTCAATGCTAGCGACTCACGGGACACAATTATTTTTGATGAACGTGTTCGAGGTGCCAGAGCGCCCGTAGCACCCGTAGAAGTCGCTGCGGAGAAGGAACAGCTTACTCCAGAAAAAGGAGATGAAGTGTTTGTAAAAGGTGGTGATGCTAGAATCACTCGCCGTATTGACAATATCTTTACCGCCGAAGGCAAGCAGATGGTTCTGTTACAAGGACTTCGCGACCCAATACCTTTGGAGAATACCACGGTTGATCCTAAATCGGATTATCGTAGACGAAAACAGAAAAAAGCTGAACAAGCGGCACCAGTAGTTAAAGCAACGCCCCAACTAGTTCGACAAATGGGCGATATAGCTGTGAAAAATAGGACGCCTATTGATCAAAGATACGTCGAAGACTACCTTGGGGGGCTTGCGCCGGAAGGATACGCCCTTAACGAAAAGGGTGATCTTTATATCTATTCTCCGAGTCGAGGTCCGCAGTTCAGTCAAGGTGGTCAGGCAAACACAGCGCAGGATACCGAGTATCTTGAGCTTGCCAAGAATCCTGAAAAGAACCGCTCACTGCTGCAAAAGATGGTGGATAAGGCGGCGAAAATGGCGGGATATAATGTGGGGCCGGTTTATCATGGAACCGCTCCAAGTTCATGGAAATGGGACGATGGATTAAAACTATTTGGAGTTTTCGGCAGGGATTGGACAGCGTTTAATGGACCTGCTTATTTTGCGGCAAACAAAACCTATGCAGACGCATTTGCTAGCCATCGCTCTGGAGAGCGCGCACTTGGGAATGATCCAATAACGCTTTCAGTCATGCTTTCTGGAAAGTTTAAGGACATGCGAAGTGTTAATGGTTTCTGGAAAGAGTTAAGGAATAACCCAAAAACATTAATAGAATCAGCATCAAGTGAGGGATTTACAGGATTTATCCTGACTGAAGCGGACACTTCAAAAAGACCTGAGTGGGCTGGTGACATTTATTTTGTATTCAACCCCAACCAAATCAAATCCGCCGACCCAGTCACCTACGATGCCGCTGGCAACGTCATTCCTCTCAGCCAGCGCTTTAACGAGGCGACACCTGATATTCGGTTCAGCCAAGCTCCGCAAACCCCTACTCGAAACCAAAGCCCCGAGTCCCTGCGTCACGCAGAGCTAGAAGCCAAGTTTAAGGCTGGCACGATCACTCCTGAAGAAACTGCGGAAGCTGAGAAGCTAGTGGCGGACAGGTCTGAAAAAGGCGGGTGGAACATTGCGGCAAAGCATGGCACGACCCACAACTTCTTCACTTTCACAAGGGCTAATGCGAATATTGAAAACAACCTTGGAGCAGGCTTCTATCTGAGCAATACGGAAGATGACGTCACTGAAAACTACGCGGGAGTCGGTCCTGACCTAACCAACCGTATCGAAAAAAGAGCGGAGCAGATCCTAAACGATCTGGAAGACCAACCTGCTTACGGCACTCCTGCGTATAAAAAGAAGATGGAGGCAGCGAAGAAGAAAGCTGCTAAAGAACTGTCTGGCGGAAAACAGCGTGTCATATCTGCCAAAGTTCGATTCACCAACCCAGTTATACTCGATGGAAACGGCGCACGACCAAGTGGCACCATCATTGAGCTAGCTCCCGATATTGAGCAATATCGCGCAGAAGCTATTGAGCGGGTAAAGGAAAATAATCCCGAAGTTACAGACGAAAATATCGATGCTTATTCTGACGAAGTGCAGGATGCGATGTATGAACTCCAAAGCGAGGACTATAACGCGGATGGACCGATGGAGAAAATCCGTGGCGTTGTGGACTCCTTTGAAGAAACAGATTGGGGTCGGCTATCTGAAGAGCTTTCTGGAGAAGAGAGTCTTCCCGCATACCGTCTTGAGCAACTTCTACGCGAGAACGAAGGCACTGCGTATGCCACAGACAGTGAGAGCGGAGACTCGGCAGTTGGAGAGCTTATTCGTCAAGTTTTTGAGGCTCTGGGCTACGACGGCATCATCGACAAAAATGTAAACGCCAAGTTCGGATCAAAGTCAAAAGGCAAGCCAATGGCGGGAATGCGTGAAAGCACCATTCACTATATTGCCTTTGATCCTAACCAAATCAAATCCGCAGAAACGTTTACCGGAGTCCCTTTAGATCAACGGTTCGACCCTAAGTCCGAAGACATCCGGTTCAGCCAAGCTCCGCAAACGCCAACGGGTCTCCCAGCCGCAAAGGTAAAGACCGTAGTCGACCAAGTGATGGCGAAGAACAAGTCTCCGCTTCAGGTCAGAGTTATTACCCGAGACGAGTTGGACAACGCTGACGAGTTTCAGGATATCCGTGACTCCCTTCAGAGCCAAGGAGCCGATAGCCAATTCACCGAAGCGTGGGTTGATGGTCGCACGCAGACCGTGGTTGTTGTCGCTGACAGCTTCTCAAGTGCTGCCCGTGTTCGTGAAGTCCTTGTCCATGAGATCATCGGTCACGCTGGCGTGGATGCCTTTGCTTCCGAAGCGGACATTTCCAGAGTCCTCAAGATTCTTGATCGCCGAGTTCCCGACCTCGTTAATCAGGTCAGAGCAAGGTATCCGAATCTGGACGATGCGGGTATCGCGAGAGAAGTGATTGCCAAGTTTTCTGAGCAATACCAGTCTGCTGACTTTGCTTCTCAACCCTCCGGTGTGAAAGCCCTGTGGCGTGAACTCAAGGCATGGTTGGGTAGTATCCTTCAACGCCTGAACGTAAGTGTCGCAGCCTTCGATGACCTGACCCTTCATTGGTTCTACACGAATGCCGTCAACGCCGCAGCAGGTATTACTGCTCTTCCGGCACCAACAGTTACAGCGACTGCTGCTCCCGTAGCTGCGACTGCTGCTCCCGTAGCTGCGACTGCTGCTCCCGTAGCTGCGACTGTTGCTCCCGTAGCTGCGACTGTTGCTCCTGCCCCTACCCCTGCGGCTACTGCTCCGACTGCTGCTCCTGCCCCTGCGGCTAAGAAAAAATTTGTCCTGCCTCCTGCTCGTCCTCGCGCAAAAACTGCTCCTGCGGAAGCGGAAAATGCATTTGGTGTTGCCAATGCTGTTGTGGACGCAGCCCGTGCAAAGCTCGGTCTTCCCCCAGTATATGCTCCCGCTCGTCAATCCTTTGGTACTTTGTGGGATCGAGCTTTGCGTGCCCTTTCTATAGATCCGAAAAAAGGAGAAAAACTCGTCGCAGAGCTAAACGAAAAACCCCGCGAGATAAGTGATGTAGATACAGCCATTCTGACTCATGAATTGGTCACCAGAACTCTTGACTTTGATAGGGCGACTGAGGCGTTAAATAAGGCCACAGAAAGTGAAAAAGAGGCGGCTCGTCAGGATTATGATTCTGCGATGACCCGTCTGCAAGAAGCATGGAATGCCAGCGACGTTTCTGGGACTGAACAAGGTCGCTCTTTGAATGCCAGAAAGATGCTTGTCGCGTTGGACTATACCCTATCGAAGATGGTGTCCATGAGAACTGCTGCGGCTGAACGTCCTCTTACCGACGCTCAACGCATTCAGACCGAAGAACTCTATAACAAGATCGACGCCCTCCAAAAGAAACTGGACGAACTTGAGAAGTCAGGGAAGACATCTGGTGAAGAAGCCCGTCTCGAAGACCTTTTGGCGAGTGCCCGTGAAGAGGGTAAACTTGAAGCTCAGAAGGAAGCCAAGCTCCTTGCAGAAGCTGATGCCATCCTGAAAGCTGAAGAGGCTGCGCGAGCATCAAAGGTGAAGAAAGGAGCCGACCCAGCCAAGGTGCTAGAAGACAGCGTAGACGCTGCTAGGGCACGCCTACGCGCACGCAAAGGACTCTTTGGTGCAAAGACACCAGAGGTGGCCCAAGAAGAAGCTGGAGACATCAAATTCAGTATTGCGGACGCGGGCATTGTCGGACTGTCTGCCCAAGATATTGCCGATCTTACCCTTGTCGGAAAAAGCTATATTGCCGAAGGGGCATCTACCTTGGAAAGCTGGTCTGAGAAGATGGTCGCAGAGTTCGGTGAAGATATCACAGAATACCTTGAGCCTCTCTATGAGACCTCGAAAGCCCCTGTAGCAGCCGCTCCAGCGGCTAAAGCTGCGAAAGCACCGAAAGCCGCTCCGGCTGCAAAAGCTCCCAAGGAAAAGAAACTCAAAGCCTCACCGATGGCCCGCGTCAAAGCGGATGCCAAAGAAGGTAAAGAGCTTAGTCCGAAACTGATCTATGAACTGGTGAAGCAAAAGCTGGAAGAAGGTATTTCTGGAGTTGAGAACGTCTTCAAAGCAGTCACTAAAGACCTTCAAGAGGAGTTTCCTTTGATGACCGAACGTGAAGTTCGCGATATTTTCTCCGGCTACGGCAAAGCTAAATTCCCTTCCCAAGAAGAGTTAGCAAAGAAGGTTCGCGAGCTTCGCAGACTTTCGCAACTTACCTCTGCGCTTGAAGACGCAAAAGCGTTTATAGTTCCCCTGCGCTCAGGTCAACAGCGTGACCCAGTATCCGACGCTATCCGCGATATCCAAAAGGAGATCACACGGATCATGCAGGAAAACAATCTAGTTCAGGCCACCACATCGAAGCAGATTAAGTCCACCTTGGACAGCATCAAGACACGCCTGAAAAATCAGATCACCGATCTTAATGTCCAGATCAAGAAGAAGGAAAAAGCACCAAAGAAAGCAGGAGTGGTGTATGACCAAGAAGCGAACGACCTCAGAGCGAAACGTAATCGCCTTCAGGAAATTTTAGACGGTATTGTTGGTCCTTCTCAGCCTTCGCCTTCTCAGCGTATCCGCCAAAGGGTGAACCAGCTGCAAAAGGAAATCACAGACTTGGAGAAGAAAGTCGCAACGCGTGACATCAGCAGACCCTCCTCACAGCCTGTCCCAGAGACTCAACTTATCCAAGTCCTCAAAGATCAAAGGGATGCGCTGCGTGAGCAACTCCATGTTATCCGTGTTGAGATCGAAGGCGAACCGTCTTTGACTCAAGAGCAGGTCAACGAGCGTGCCGTGAAAGCGATTCAACGCAATATCGACGACCTTACTCGTCGTATTCAGGAGCAAGACTTTTCCAAAAAGTCGGGCAATGTCGCTTCTGGTCCTATCATCGATCAACTCCGCGCCCAACAAGAGGCGCTACGTGAGCAGTATGATATCCTGCGGGAAACTATCCAAGGCAAACGCGAGAAGACAGACCAGCAGAAAATCAAGATGGCGAACGACGCTTTGGATAAATCCATTGAAGAGCTTCAGCGCCAGATAGATACAGGGGATACCGCTGCAAAACCAAAAGGTGCCCCTATCGTAACGCCCAATCTTACCGCAAAACGCGCTCAACGTGATGCGCTTATAGCGGTGCGTAAAGGCATGCGTGACGCAGTCAAAGCTGCTCTTGCTGATCCTGTGGCAAAGCAGTTGGCTAGAGATAAAAAGAACATCACTCGCCAGATTGAGAAGCTGCGGACTAAAATTGCCAACAGGGATTTCAGCAAGCCAACGAAGATCGCTCATACGACCGATAACGAAAAAAGGACTCTGGAAGTCAAGCTCAATATGCTCAAAGCAGACTGGGCTAAAATCCTGTTTAATGAGAAGCTCGCTAACCGGACTACCACGCAGAAACTTATCGGTGGTGGAGCGCAGACCTTGAATACAGCCCGTGCAGTCCTAACTAGCTTTGACTTCAGCGGAGTCCTTCGCCAAGGTGGCTTTATCGTGTTTGCTAATCCACTTCGGGCGATCAGGAACCTTGGCTCTATGATTGCGTCCTTCAGGTCACTTGAAGCTGCTACAAAAGCCAAGATTGATTTGGAGAATCGCCCAAACTTTAATCTCTATAAACGCTCAAAGCTGTTCCTTGCGGATATCAGTGCATCTTCCGCTATGGTAAAGCAGGAAGAAGCCTATGCCTCTCTCTGGGTTGATAAGATTCCAAAGCTGCTGGGCGGTGGCCTGATTCGCGGGTCTCAGCGGGCCTACGTTACTTTCCTGAATAACCTTCGGGCAGATAGCTTTGATGCGATGATGCTCGGGTTCCGCAAAGGACCAGTGGCTACTGAAGAAGAGATAAACGCTATTTCCAAATTCATCAATATCGCCACTGGTCGTGGTGATCTAGGTAAGTTCAGCCAAGCTGCTGAAGGTCTAAACACCGTGTTCTTTGCCCCGCGTCTTGTGGCTAGCCGATTCCAACTTCTGCTCGGTATGCCTTATTTTTCGGCATCCGGACGGACTAAAAATCTTGTTCTCCAAGAGTATGCAAAATTCCTCACAGGAATCGCTATTGTCTACATGCTCGGAATGCTTGCTCAAGAAGACGAAGACAAGCCTATTGAAACAGACCCGCGCTCTACGAATTTCGGTAAGATTCGTTTTGGTAACTCACGCGTCGACCCGTTGTCCGGATTGCAACAGGTAACCGTCCTTCTTGCTCGTCTGACTTCTGGCCAAACCAAAACTGCGACAGGAAAAATTATCGATATCCGTGGTGAAAAAGTTCCTTACGGTGGTGCGACTCCGGTCAGCCTCATCTCCAAGTTTGCCCGATCCAAGTTCAGTCCCGTGCTTGGGTCTGTTACAAACATGCTTCAAGGCGAGAATGTGATCGGTGAAAAAGTTACCACCTTTGGTGAAGCCCAACGCATGGTTATCCCGATGTCGTTTGGTGAAGTCCGCAAGATCATGGAGGAACAAGGAATTCCGAAAGGGATGGCATTGTCTACACTTGCCTTGTTCGGCATGGGAGTCCAAACCTACGACGAAACTAAAAAGAGATGAGACGAATACTAGACACTTCCCGACCAGTTGGCGGCATGTGGACATACACTCAGCCTGAGACAGGTGTGGTGTTCTCCGCATGGAGCTACCCTGCGCTTCTTACCCGCATCAGCGCCCACCGCAGTGCGTGCAATATCCCCATGTCCGGAGGCTGGACTGCGGAAGTCCAAGAAGCGATGATCGCGGCTAATCCCTCCATCCCGCACGAAGAGATTGGGGCTATTAAGCGTTTCTATAACGCTGACGATGTGCATCGGTTTATCTCGACCATGATGGAGATGCGCGGAGGCGAGAAACTGGTCAGTCCTGAAGAGCAGGCTCGACGGATCGATATCTGCGCTGCATGCCCAAAGAAGGGCGTGATCGGCTGTAAATGGTGCGGCTGGCTTGCGTCAAAGGTCACCGAAATCATGGGCGGACGAAAAATCCACAGGGCACCAGAAGTGTTCAAGCACTCCTGCATGGCGTGTGGGTGTGATATCCCTTCCAAGACCGCTATTTCTCTCGACCTGTTAAAGAAGGTCGATGAGAAACTTGGTGAGTCTCCTGCCTATGCCGAAGGCTGCTGGATGACCGAAGTCTGAGGAGCTTCTACCTGCTCGGCGCTCACATCGATTCCGGTTGTATCGACGGAGATGGTGAATTTGAGATGGCCGACGACGCCGGGGAACGGGTTGAGGCTATTGAGCGCATCTTCGATAGCCTTTGCTACCTTTTTCTCGGCCATAAAGCTCTGGGCATTACGGACGATTAGGTCTTTGTGCTTGGGTTGTAGCACTTCTAAGAATTCTTGAGTTTTCATACTGGAGTTGCTTGGTTACTTTTTCTCGATCCATCCTGCGGCTTTGATTTTGTAGCCTATTTTCGGGAGGATAGTCAATACATCCTCCCTCGTTACGCCTGTGGACATGATGACGCTGCTAAGGCGTATCTTGCCTGAAGACAACACACATTGTAGCACTTTTTGATACTTAGCGTGTTGTTCACCTTGGGCAGGCACGCTGGGTGCGGGAGTAGCCACTGGTGTTATAACGGGCTTTTTGGGTTCCTCGGGTGCCCCAATGATCAGACGGTGTAGTGACCCGTCTTTGCATCCGTGAGCGATGACGGCTTCAGGCTCGATGACTCCTATCTCATCTTCATCATCGCAGCTTTGGAAGACAATTTGTCCATTCTCTTTCCGAGAATACTTCTGAGTTTTCCAGTGGTCGCGGAACAGCATAGAGTTCGCTACACCGCGTTTAAACATCAACCAGCGTAAATACACATCCCACGGGTCTGGCGCATGGCTACGAGGGTCTGGATGGCCCAGATCGGTCAATAGCGGGGATATGTTCTGGTCCCGAGAGAGCATCGGTGGGTATACCGCATTCCCGAGAAGCATGTTGTCTCCATCTTTTGTGAAAGTGCTGCCATCGGTATTCTTCCACTTGGTCAGTCTGACATGCCCCATGAAAGCCTTCCCGCTTGCTTGATAAGCGTTGGCAAGGGAGTCGAGCCAGCCTGCCTTTAACGGGCAGCAGTCCGGCTCCATCCAAAACCAAGGTGAGTTATTCTCTTCACTGTCGAGATGAAGGACAGTCCATCTCCACATTCTATTGCACCCGACGAACCAGCCTCCGGAAAGCTCGTCTTCGGTAGATACACAAGTGACTTGATCACAGGCTTTGCGTATCTTCTCCGCTGCTTTCTCTGCCTGATCTAGCAGGGATGGGATAGACACAATCTTGATCGAGTGATTCCCGACATTGCCGAGAGTCACGATAGCGGAAGACAGCAATTCCAGATTTGCTTCGTCGGACTTTGACCCGACAGGGATAATAACGAGCATAGGTGTTAGCGTTTTTTGGCGTTAGCCAGAGCTTTGTTGAAAAGTGTGAGGTCGATAGTGCCTTCGCTAAAGTGCTCGGGCAAGCGTCTGCACTGGTAGTCGTAGACTTTCTTCTCCGCTTCCGCGTAGCTGATACCTTCTTTTGCGGCTACGCGAGATACGATTGTTCGGAGGATGTTCTCTGACTTTTCGTTGGGGTAGCGCCATGAGCCGGGCGGAACAAGGGATCGGTTAATCGATTGAAACCTCGGACCAAGGCTGGGGATAACCGTCGAAGGAATACCGTCCGTTGCTGGCAAGACTACGTCTCCGTCCACAATATGCTGGACTGAAGGCAAGTTATCGGCTTGGGGATATACACAGTCTGGGTATAGCACCGAAGTTTCCAGTATTCTTGGGTGCTTTAAACCTTCAGCAACCGCAAAGGGGCTGGACTGGTTACCAATAAAAAGATCTGATCCGGCGATAATCTCAGCTATCTGAAGGAAATTCTGGGTTGGAAAATGCTCTACATTCCCAAACTTCGCGCAGAAGTCTTTGTGGTCGTCGGGTAAGCCAAGGAATATGGCTTTCGGGCCATAGTGCTCAACTAACCCTTTCCACGGGAAGTAGGGGTTATGGTATCTTGCGCTTCTAGAAAAGACCACCTTCCCCGAGGACTCCTTGGAAGGATTCGCGTAAAGCCATTGCTTATCCCCTAATGGGATATCAAGGCCGTATTTTTGCTTGGCCCATAGTGCCTGACTATAGAGTAGCGTGTTTGGGTTGGTATGGACACCGCGAAAGGGGGAGAGGTCTAGAATCCCTTCTCCACCAAAGCTCACCATACTGATATAGGGTTGAGCGCGTAACAAGGGAGCTATAGAATCAAAATAATGCCTGAGAGGACGAGTCCAAGGTCGGTCGTATAACCACAAGCAGTTCTCCCCCTCCATCTGCTGAATGATAGGGAGAAGATAGATGATATCCCCTAAATCGCCAGACGAACCAAAATGGTTCGCCTTTGGGTTGATCAAGGTCTGGCACTGATCCTTATGAAATACGATTGCTTCTGCGCGTGGTTTTGGCTTTTGGTGCAGCGTAACCCTTCCGTTATCCGCATATTCTCCATAGGAGTGATGAATGATGCGCGTCTTGTGTATCTTCTCAGAATGATTTTTGTGCAGATAGCCATCGAAGCCATCGTTAAACCCCGCTATGCTGATGCTGTCAGGGACTAGATCGAGTATGTTCTCCCCGTAAACACCAATGCCCCCACACATGTCGAAAGGTATAGTAGAATCGGAAGACCATACCACTTGCTTCCCGTAGCTCTTGGCGAGCAGCCATTCTTTAGTGAGTTCCTCCACCCATCCGGCTTTGAGGGGTATGGCGTCGGCTTCCAGCCAGATGAAGGGCTTTCCGTTTGCTTCCCGACATACTTCTAGAAAGGCGTAATTACAGATCGCCGGATAAGGCAGCTTTGGCTCCGGTTTATTGACCAGAATGAGCTTAGTCCCATCAAGGTCGAGACAATGCTTGGCAAGTCGAGCATAAGCCCCCCGCTGGGTTTCTGCCTCGTAGGCGTAGACGGGAAGAGTCATGCGATTTTTCTGAATAGAAAGGCAACTTGGGCTTGGGCTTTTCCGAAGGTCTGGTCAAGAGACAGATTCCACGTCTGGGCAAGATCATAACCGTCTAGTTCAAGGCGTGCGTCAATCAACTCAAGGCTATACTTCAATCCGAGTCCCCGCATATCCTTGAACCCGTAGAAGGGGTGAGTGTCAGGACGGTTCTCAGGATCGAGCAGATCGAAAGATGCCTTGTGATCTGGGTTGTATCTGGAAGGCCACCTTCTGCGCTCATAGAAGGTCCAGCTTGGAACATAGATAAGCATGTGACCATTCGGCTTAAGAACTCTGGCCCAATTTTTCAAAGATGTTGGGACATCGACCATGTGCTCAAGGCAGTGCGAAGACACAACTGTATCGAAGCTATTGTCTTTCAGGCTCTCCAAGTATTGAGCATCCCCATCTGGTTGATCCCAGCCTTGGACTACCGCAGGAGCAGGAAGTTTGATCGGGTCTTTTCCACACCCGATGTCCAATACCTTCCCAGTTAGTAGGAGATAATCCCGATTACGGAAGCGGGCGTTATGAGATTTTGTTTGCTCGTCCATTATGCCTTCTCCTTTTCGAGCACCGCGATTTTAGCCCTTTGGTTATACCCTTCCGCGAAGCCTTCATTTCTGCCCGCTCTTTTAGCGGCATAGATGCAGGCGATGCAGCTTTGCTCACATCGCCAAATGATAATAGCCGCTAAGATGGATGCGGAAATAAACCCTTCTAGAAAGCAAATGATGTCGTCCATGTAGTTTCATATTACCGAAACTACCTGCCTACGTCAACTCCAACTTTCTCCCCACCCGCTGCCTTTTCCCCCGAACCCGAAGTCTCCGCCAAAGTCGTCTTTATAGGAAGGTTTTTTCACTGGTGGCGGGTCAAACCAATTGGTGGTCTTTGCTGCGCTAGTCGATATTTTTGCTGATCGGGACGCGGCTACAAAGTGGTGCCTTCGACGCGCAACTTCGATCAGCCCTACCCATGCGTCAGCCCTATCCGGACTTCTCCCGCTGGTTCGTTTCTTCATCTCGTCTTTCGGCTCGACGACTACCTTATTTCCCCGATCCGAATACGTTCTGGCGCAAAGCTCAATCATAGTGGCGTTATCGAGTCCCCTGATTTGACCTGCTGCCATAAACTCTTTTCCAATATACCAGAGTTCTGAAACACGATTGGCAAAACGCTCTTTGCCTTTCCGCTTATCAGTCGCACTTACCAGCATATCCGAAGCTGATCCGGCGAAGCTGACCATCTGGAATCCCTGCCCCATCTTCATGGCAAGAATAGTGGCAAACGGGTCGCCACCACCTGTGGCATCCACACCTCGATCCTGCACCGATACGTTGCGCTTTACGCACTCCTCGATGTAGAGTTCGGCAAGCTGTTCGTTCCTGTCTTTCGTGCGGTGCCGTGCATTTACCTGCTGCATAAGGTCTAACGTCTCAGTCTTCTCCAGCACCTTCATTGTTTTTCCGTTGATCTGGGCAACCCCCAGAAGGCCAAAAGCCGCAGCAGCCGCATCACCACCTTTGGAGAAGGATGGGTCTAGGAAGGCGATAGGTATGGGTCGCTCAAGCCAAGGGGTGCCTTTTTGACCCGCTAGGCTTTTGGTAAGTTCTGGTTCTGAGTAGACGGTATCGATGGCTCCGGTAGGGCATGGGAAACTTTTCACCATGCGGTAATAGCCGGGCGAACGGGGGCCGAACTTTTCCCGAATTTCGCGGAGACCTTCCTGAGTGAGAAGACCGGGGTAGAGGGTCTGCCCCGCCACTACGTTTGGCGATTTTTCCCCATCGAACCGTGAACAGTATCCTCCTACTTTTGTTTCCCATCCTGTCATCTCCTCGGTCACACTATCCCATCCGTTCTTGGGTTCTGTGAACAGGCCAAATGGGTCGAAGATAGACGTGAGATTTCCTGTCCCAATCATCTGGAAACCGTCATTTGCCAGAAGGTTTGTCACCGCATCATAGAGTTTATGTGTGAGCAATGGAAGCTCATCAGCAATGAGTATGAGTCTACCTGCTTTAAACCCGATCTTTGTAGATGCATCCCCATCATTGCCTTTGCCGCCCGCGATGAGCGCAATGCCAACAAGGTCGTCAGGTTTGCCTTTAAGGTAGCCTGTGATTTTACCGGACGAGGATACAAGTTTACCGGGCAAGCCCCCAAAAGGCGCAAAATACGTATCCGCTTCACCCCAGTATTTCTCGACAACACCCCATGCCCTCATTCGTGACTCGGTAAGAGACGTTGAAGTGATGAGCACTTTGGTGTGGCTAGGATCGATCAGGAACATCGCAATTGCCCAGATCGCACCAAACTGCGTCTTGCCGCTGGAAGCGTGTCCTGACGCAGCGTAGAGCTTGTGCTGGCGTGCCTGACGCAGCATCTCCTCGGCGTATGGGTTCCATGTGAACTTGTAGACGCAGTCTTTCCTTCCCCAGATCAAGGATACGAAATTCTTGAAATGCTCCTCCCAGTCTAGGATTTGGTTTCCTGATACCCGCTGATAGAACGAATACTTCCTCAAGATATCCATCTCTATGCGGACATCAGGCATCGGCAAAGCAGGACGGTTACGACTGTCCATCATGGGTAACCATGTGATGCCGTATTTTACCCTTTTGTATTTATCAGGTATCTGCGAAGGCTGTAGTGGTGGCATATCTATAAGCAATAAAGCACATGTTATGCGCCTATGCTATCGCGGTTCGTCAAACTATTTATTGGTGGTACGCCTCATAGAGTTCTAAGTCTACTGGAGATGCTTCTGCCAAGCAGTTGTCGCCGCATCGCGGACAACCCGTTTGCCAAGCCGCATCCCCAAGCTCTTCAAGAGTGTAGGACACACAATCTGCATAGCACCAACGCTGCTCCTCATCCTGTTCGGAGTCTGGCCCTATATAAAGGTCTACAGGGCAACTGTGGATATTAGGATTCCCAACTGACAGCATCTGGAAAGCGGGGTTGTCCAAGAGTTCCTGTGAAATCTCAGGGCAAGGGGGCGTGGGTTCGTCCAGAACAAAGCGGATTGGGGTTGCATTATCTTTGGGTATCTCCCGTCCCGGTGAGCAGCAACCATCACACTTATGAACCCAATGGTGGTCATCCTTGGGCCAATGCTGGTCGGGGTCGGGATGCCCAACTCCGTGCGAGCAAATGCGCTCTGTGACCTTGGTATCAAGGCGATAGTGCTGGGGCCAGTCGCGCATGTGATGGTCGCTGGGGTTATGGACGCAGCAGGGTCTGCCCTCACATAGGGCTGGATCATGCGCGATAAATACTTGGTCGGACTTATGTGGTTTCCAGTTTCTTGTTTTCATTTTATTAGTTGGGGTCAAAGGTAAAGTTCTCACAGATTTGCTCCATGATAGCGTCCTTGATTTTCTCTTGGATCACTTCGGCATCGGGGTCGTGGGTATGTTTGTGTGCTCGTTGGTAGCCCAGCGCGGTTCCGGTGTCAACGCAGTCGGTGAGTATCTTATAATAGTTGGGTTTCATGGTTGGTTGTTTTTTGAACGTGCGCTGCACCGAACGCTGCGCGTTGGTGAGCTATTTGTTGTGCCGAATTGAATGCGTGCAGTTGACGTAAGAGCACCATCGGTCGCCCACGTTGTTTTTGAGCATCCGGGCGTGGCATTTTGGGCATTTCTCCAATGTCCATTGGCCCTCGTCGTTCGCAGAATTTTCCGCTTCGTTCCAGCCTTGGATGATTTCGAGCGCGGCCCACTCGCTGCGTCTCCAGCATTCAGCCGACGGGAACATCACCTTGCCGCACACGTCGCGGACGCTTCGGCGTGTCCCACATTCGTATTGTGGTGCCTTGCATCGCGGGCAGTCTCCATCTGGGATTTCTAGCGCGATTCCAAGTCTTTCAGCTTCGTCTACGTTCATGGGATTTTTTCTTTTCTGCGTTCTTTTCTGCGCGTCAGCCTCAAAAATTAAGAGGCACAACAAGACGTGGGATCTAACCGCCGGAAGCGTCTTGTTTCCAGTTCGGACCACTGCGCGGCGGTAGATCCACATCGGCGTTCAGCCAATCACAAGAACTCCCGATTCGCGGAGGTCTGCGCGTTGAATTAGCAAGTTTTCTTGGCTGGCTAAGTAGCCCTCAATGAACTCAGCATAGGCGCGGCCTGTCCTGCCTTCTGAGGCAGTGATCGTGCTGGTAACATTTTTCTGGAAGTCGGCGACTCCGCGATTCCATCCGCATTGGTAGTCTTCTGAGCAGGGTTCGGTTTTCATGGTCGTGTGTGGTTTCGGGCTGAACCATCGGCTGGTGCCAACGGCTCGAAGTTGATCAATCGTGTTGGCGGTGGCGCTGTGCTCGCCGTCGGCACATCCTGAGCGTTCTCTGACTTACGTTTACCTCTCGGCCTGCGGAGCGACTGAATCGCTAGGACTGCCTCGTTGGTGATGGTCATGGTGCCGTTTTCCCGCTTTGCGACAGTCACGCGGTTTACACCGAGGAGGCGAGCAACATCGGCTTGTGTGCCGAGGTGCTCGCGTGTGGCTTTGTATTCGGCGGCGGTCATGGCATTGCGTGCAGAATATCGAAGGTGATGCGAACCCAAGCCAGAAAGCACGCTGACAGGACAGCGAACCCACACCACCAAAGAAGGCGCTCTTTCATTTTGCCTCCTTTGCTTGGCACATGATACAGCCGTGCTTTTGTTCAGTTTCATGGAGCCACGCCCCGCATTTTCCGCAGCGTGGTGCTGGAGCTTTTGGCGTTTCACCCACATAACAGCAAGCCACATGCGGACAACCCAGCTTGCCGTCGAGTGGGTTTATTCCCATCGCGGTGCCGCAAGCGGGACATTCCATTTCCCCCTCGTAAGGAGGCGAGCACTCGTTTCCGAGGCATGATGATTCCCCACAGAGGGGGCAGGCGTTACTTGATGGCGTCATAGTAGGCGGCGGCTGATTCTGCGGAGACATAGAGGGGATGCTCTGGCATACGGGTGCGCTGAGTCTGCTCGGTGAGCATTTCGGTTGCCTGCTCATAGCGAGCGGCAGCTTCCGCGAACTGCGGTGATTGTGTGCCGTAGTCGGCTTGAGCGGCCTGCATCGCCTCATCTGAGCGGCGGCGCATTGCGCTGATTGCGAGGATTGCCTTTTGGCGTGAGGTGGTGAGTTCTGCGAATGGGATGATGGTCATATGTTTGGGATTGGTTACGTTTCTATTGTGTAGCATAAAGCTACACCGTGCAACTCTTATTTGAAGATTTTTCACCAACGTCAGAGAACACGGCGCTGCTGCCAATTCGCAGAGCCTCATGGCAGAGCCTCATGGCAGAGCTTGGTCGTTCTGCTGAAAAAATCCAACTGGCTCAATTCTCCGTCCGCAGTAGGGGCACCACTTCGCCCGGTTTTCGGTCGGGCCTCCAGTCTCGAAGACGAAGCACTCGCCGCAAGCGGTGTCCCAGTTTCCATCTTCATCCTCGGACCACCGGCACAAGATGAGAACCGATTTCGGGTTTGCTGTCCGATACGACCACAGATGTGCTTTTAAGTCAGCAATAATTAACTCAGCAGGTAGTTGTAGGGTAGATGATAGTATTTGAGCAAGTGAATAATCATTAATCGGGCCGAGCGGTCCAATACTTTGCTCTACTTCTCGTATCTGTTTAATACAATTAGTAATAGCATCTACTCCCCACTGAGAGACAATTACATGTTGGAGATTCTTTCTGATATTTCGCTCATACTCAGCATCACGGAGAGCATTGTCTAGCTTCTTCTCAAGTTCTGATATCATAAGTTAAAAGGAAGAAATAAATCCGATTCTGTATTCATGATTTTGCCCCGCCCTCATCGCGGGATGCCTCCGTGTTCTGAGTCTCGCAGTCCGCCAGCAGTTGCTCGATGGCCTGCTTGAGTGCTGGCCATTCCTCCGGCGATACTTGGATGGTCTGCGACTTCGCATCTGTGCGCCCGCTTTGCTGCTCGATTTCCAAGAACTCTCCAGCGGCTTCGTCCACGATGGATACGTTCGTGCATTGTTCCGAGAACAGCGGCTCTTTCGCCGGAAGCACTGAGAGTCGAGTGATTCGCACACGGAACTCAGAACCATGTGCGGCTGCCAACGAGGCGGGGCGGGAGTCGTTCGTGTTCATCGTGCGTCTTTCTGCCCTCCATACTCCACGTCGTCAATAGTGTTGTTTTTCAGGTGGTCAAGTGCGTGCGCTATGAAGGTTCGCTCCTTATTTGTTAGCTTCATTTTGTTTCTTTCCATCTAAACTCTGTGCTGTCTTGACCGAGGACGTGCCACTCAGCAAAGCCTCGTCTGATAGCCTCTTCTTTGAGATTGCCTAGCTGTATAACAGCGGCAAAAGCGGCGATCAGGGCGAGGACGAACATGAAGGCACCTAACTGTGCTGCGTGGTTTTCACTCATGGTTGCGTGTGCAAAAAGTTCTGGATGTCCTCATACAGTCCAATCTCCATACGTCCCGCTGAATCGCGGCAACGGGTCAGGAGTCGGATAGCGTTTTGAATCTTGACGGCTTGGAGCATCAACGTCTGCTGACGGTCAATGAGTCGGAAGCTGAGTTCTGAGATGTCGCGCTCAAGTTGGCGGGCGAAGTCTGGAGCGATGCAAGGATCACCTTCTTTACAGGTGATGCTTTCGTTTGCATCTGTTCGTGGTGTTGGTGTCATGGTTTTCCTTTCACTTTAGTGATGGCTGCCTTAGCTTTCATCAACGCTGCATTTTGGTTACGGGCTTCTATTGTCGGCATTACAGCTATACCGCCGTTTGCTGCCACCATTGATTCCAAAGCCTCCAGCAAGACATCCACTTCTGCGCCGCGCTTGCCAGCTACATCTGCCCACTCGGAGCAACGGATGCGGACTTTATGTAGCTGCTCGTTTGCGTCGTTGAGTTCACGTTCAAGTTGGCGGGCAAAGTCTGCTAGCACTACATGGTGATATGTATTTTCAAAGCAACTCGGGACTTGTAGAATTTCTGCATCTGTTCGTGGTGTTGGTGTCGGTGTCGGTGTCATGGCGTAATGAGTTTTCCGTTGGTTAGGGTGTAGATGATGGCGTCTGCGATGTCGGGATCTCCAGCGAAGAGAACTACTAGGAGGAAAAAGGCGATAATGCTTGCGGTGTCGGAGTCGATGAGGGTCATGGTTGAACTCCTTTCGCTTTGGTTATCACTGCAAGAGCGGGTTTCCAAGGCACCTTTGTGTCGCCTTCAATATACGGCAGGATGCTTTCCAATACCCCTAACATCTCAGCATTTTCGCGCTCAAGTTGGCGGGCGAAATTGGGGTCACACCTCTCAAAGTCCTCGCGGTATTCCCTGTGCTTGTCTGTTCGTGGTGTTGGTGACGAATCTGGTTTCGTTACCAACTCCGCAAGCACCGCCTCCTTGACCGCTTGCGCGAATGCTTGGCGTTGCTCTTCGTCGTGGAACCAGCCGGGGTGATTCCGTGTCACCGCTAGGGTGCCGCATCCTTTGTTGAGTAGTGCTGCGGCTTTTGCCCCGATGTTTGCTAGTTGTTTGAGTGTTTTCATAGTGTTTCAAGTTTGACGTTTGCTGTAATTGTTGGTTGTACTGTGCGGATGACTTTGACGATGTGGAGAGGCTGGCACCAGTCGGTACTCTTATCGGTTTGCAGGCAGGCACAGGAGTCCTCCCACAATTCCGCTGTGTTCTTGATGATGAGTGCCTCCGCTTCGCGCTGCGTTTTATATGGGCCGAGAGCGGTGAAGGTTCCGATGCTTGTGCCGGGAGTATCCATGTCAATCACCCAGTAGTCGTGCGATGGTTTTTTCATTTTCTGCGTTTTGGTTTGTTATTCTTGATTCGGTATTCTCTGACGGATGTTGTGGAGCACCCCAAGACTTGGGCGAGGCGGGCGTTGCCGAGTTCCTGCCACACCAAGTCCTTGCAGTCACCCAGCACCATCTGCACCCAAGACGGGTCTTTCTCCTTGGGCGGGGCAAATGGAAGCCCCCTGACCCTGCGAGCGTTGCGGACGGTGCGCTCGTCACACCCAAACTCCTCCGCGATGACGTTGTTGGGGCGATTCCAATCGGTTACGAAGTCGAAGTTGAATTTCACTTTTTGCATTTGAGTGTTTTGCGGAAGCGTTGGACTTGGGCGAGGCAGCAACCGATGCGGAGAGCAATGTCCTTGTCGGACTTTTCCCAATCCTTCTTGGTCAACTGGCGCATCTGGAAGGTGTAGCTGAGTTTCTGATCCTTGGTGGGGGTCGCTGCCTCCCAAACCTTCATCACTTCTTCACCTGTCAGGCAATGGGTCATGTTGCCCCAGAACAGGTTGACCAGTGTCGGGTAGGGAACCCCCGAACGCTGGGAGACGGTGGCAATGGTGGAGCCGTTGCGTTTGACGTGAGCCTTGACCCGCTCCGCGATTTCAGTGGAGAGTTCGCGGGCAAGGGCATCCTGCTTTTTGGCTTCGGATCGGGCTGCTTTTAGTTTTCGGATGTGGTTGTGTATTTCCATGACCCCAAGTCTACCGAAACCGTATTACCGTGCAAGGCTTATTTGATAAAAAAGACGCTTTTAACAAAAATCTTCTTCTCGTATCAGCTTATTTACCTTTTTTCCTTTGCTCGCTCGGTAGCTTTCCAGCAGTTTCAGCGCCTTTAATAGTCGGTCTTCAGTGCTTTTCTTTTCTTCGATCACCGTTGCTACCGCATAGTCCACCGTGTTGGTACACATGAGCCTGTAAACACGCACGATGTCTTCCTGCCCACGTCGGGACAGTCGTGCGATCATCTGCTCGTAGTCCTCTCGACTGAATGTCAGAGTAAACCAGACCAGTGTTCTACCACCGTGCTGTAGGTTTAGCCCGTGTCCTACCGACTTGGGGTGTGCCACTAGCATTGGTATCTCCTTTGCGTTCCATTTTCTGAGCAGTTCCTTTTGGGCCGATTCCGTTTTGGCATCTGCGAAAAAGTGCGCTTTTGGAAACGCTTTTCTCATTCTCTCCTGCTCATGTTTAAATGCACAGGCTACCAATACAGGCTCACCAGCTTTTTGCATGATAAGCTCAAGGGCTTTTATCTTCAGCGGATGCACATCGTGCCAAACGCTCTCGGTATCATACACGGCTCCTGAAGTGAACTGTAGCAGTTTCCCAACCAGCACTGCGGCATTAGACGCGGTGATCTCTTCTCCGGATGCAACCTCTAAGATTAGCTCTTCTTCAAATTCCTTGTATTTACTTAGACCATCCTTGCTTAAAGGAACCTCGATATCGATGACTTCAGTATCCGGTATGTCCAGCCAGTCTTTCGACCTGAGCGTCAGCGTGATATCTGATAACCTGTTTTGGATAGCTTCCTGAGCATGAGGCTTTTCCTGCCAGATGTAGTTGTTATACCCGCTTGGAGAAAAGTAAGTCTGCTGAAACAAGCTAAAGGATCGACCAAGGCGAACTCCACCGTCCACGAATCGAGTTTGTGCAAACAGGTCCATCAGCGAGTTGGGTGCTGGTGTCCCTGTTAATGCCCAGATGCGCTTGTGCTTCTCATGGGGGACTACCCGTCGATATGCGTTGGGTCTTTTAGCAGAATGATTTTTTATTTTTGTGCTTTCATCAATGACTAGCGTATCATAGGGCAAAGTCTTTTTTGACTCGATCAGGGTTACGAGATTTGGTATCCCCTCAAAGTTACACAAGTAGATATGTGCTGATCCCTGAAGGAACGCTCTTTTGCCTGCTTGGTTACGTAGATTAGCTACCTTCATCCACGAAAAGTCGTCCCACTGTTCAATCTCCATCGGCCAAGTCAGGTTGATTACCCGCATCGGTGCCAGAATAAGAACTCCCTTTGTTTCTCCAGAAGCGAACAGTTGGTTAATCGCGCTCAAGGTAGCCGCTGTCTTGCCAATACCAACCCCCACAAACCCAAGGGCGTGGGGGTGGTTGAGAAGGTGCTGCGTGAGCAAGTCTTGCGGTTCTGAAGATGGGAACTTCATTTAGCAAAATTCAGTTTTTCTATCCAGCAACTTAGTGACGAATAAGCATCCTTTTTCCACAGTGTCACACCAGTCGGCTGTGCAGCCTTGGACCTGTAGCCGTTCAATCTCTATCCTCTGCAAAGCAGTTGGTTTTTTTCCTTGTGCCTTTATCTCCAAGAACCCGATTACGCCTTCTGGTGTGATGATCATCCTGTCGGGCACGGCACGTTTGGCTGGAGAAGTAAATTTGTAGTATAGGCAACCCCGCTTTTTGGCAAAGTCACCGATCTTACTTTCGACATCCCTTTCGAGCATGGGTCTAGGTTTCATGGTTCTTTTTTGGCTTGTTGATTTAGTGCTTCTACACACTTGTCATGCAATGCCGCGAGCATAGCCGCCATATCTTCTTTGTTAGACGCGTTGACAGCTATCTCAACGTAGTTCTGCCCATCATCTATGTTGTGCAGAACGACAAGTAGATATTGCTTATTACCTGCGTCCAAATGCTCGACGGCAAAAGTTGCGTGGATGTCCGGTTTGCGGGGAGTGCTCATTTTTTGTAGAATTTTACGATGTCACCGTCTGCTGCCAGAGGCATGCCCTCGGCCCATTCTGGTAGCTCCACAAGGAGCTTTGTGAACTCTTCAAGGCTTTGACCCTTTTCGGGGTAGAAGTGCGCCAGAGCCTCATCGTGGATCAAAGCGACGATCTCGTAGCCCTTGGACTCGGCGTTGATCGCTCCATGCGCCATGAAGTCAGCAGCAATACCCTGAATACAGTTTTCAACGAACACGCCACCGTGCGTCGATATCGATCCCCAGTGGGCGCTGTTGGGTATCTTGCCGTAGAAGGTGATGACATCGGCAATCCTCGCCTCTGGGTAGATCGCCATAACCTTCTGGACCTGAGCCTCGCTTGGCATAAGGATTTTCTTCCAGTCGCCTTTTTCAATCTTGATACCCTCAGGAGTTTTGGTCTTTTTGACCTCTTGCCATACCAGTTGCTGTTTGATGTCGGGCCTTGGATAAGCAATCAGTCTTTGGCTAGGCAGGGACATAAACAAAAACCGCTCACCAGATATCTTTTTGGTGCGGAAACTGCAACCGACCCCAAAGGTAAACTCACGGGAAGGAAACTTTATCGCGCTCTTGGCAGCGGTCTCACACTGTTTCCACAGGCCAACGATTTTGGGACTTGCCTCTCTCCATGCCTTTACGATCTCGGGCAGTTCCTTCTCGATGAGACCCTGTTTGATAGCGCCCATCTTTACCATTGCCCCGACACCACCTCGATAAGCCAATGCAAGTTCGGCCACCTTCCCTTTTTGACGCAGGGGATGATGCTTTCCGTTCTTTTTCCTGTAGTCATCGAACTCGGAAAGAGGGACGTTGAACATCGTCGATGCAGAGGCTTCGTAAATCCGGCCATGCGTGTTGAACACATCCAGTCTCCACTGCTCTCCCGCCTGCCAAGCAATGATGCGTGCCTCGATGGACGAATAGTCCACATCGAGCATCGGTGAGTCATGCTGAATGAAGTGCCTGATGCAGGAGGATATGACCTCTAGAGGTGGGCCATAGACAAGCTCCAGCCAGTCCGATGAGCATCCGTCGCAGATGTCCTTGTAGGCTTGCTCAGAGAGGCTTTCCATGAAGGCTGCGGGTCTCTTAAAGTTCTGGGGCTGCACAAGCGAAGCAGACCATCTTCCTGTCCCTGCACCGTGGTAGGTGAGAGTTCCACGGACTCGGTTATCGTGTGGACCCGCGCAGGCCAGCATCGACTTGATCTTGGCAAGGCTGGCAAAGGTGATGAGCTTCTTGATCTTCAAGGCTTTCCCAAGCTCGGTGTCTTCCTCAAAAGACTCATCGGCTAAGACTTCATCCAGTGTAGCGGACTGAAGGTTGTCCGGCTTAAAACCGCGCTCCTTGAGCCACCCCATGAACCGTTCACGCTGCGTGTGCTTTAAGCCTGTGAGTTCGGTGAATATCTTCCCCAGTCTTTCTGTCTCCTCATCGACGAGGATATCGGCCTTGCGTAACGCATCAAGGTTTACGGGGAACCCGCGTGAGTTGATCGCCATGTCTAGGGCAAAGACTTGCTCCGCGCTATCGGAGGAAAAGAAGCCGATCTTTTTGTGTATCTCCTGCTCGACCCGAACGTCCTGAAGACAGTAGTCACAGAATTGCTGGAAGGCTTCTGCGTCATCTTCCGGATCGATAAACTCTCCGGTGCTCTTCTGCGGTATCGAGAATTTGCGTATCAGGTCCATCCCTTTGCTATCCTTCTGGTTCTTCAGTTGCAGGAACTCAGCAAGGTTCTTGAGAGACGCTGGCAAAGCGGCACGCCTGCCCATTGCAGCGGTGCAGCGCCATTTACTGTGGGCGGGTGGGGATATACCAAAAGTCTTTCGGAAAAGAGCGTCTGAGATCGCTACCTCAAACGGCGCATTGTGGGCATAGATAACGGCATCCGGATTGCCCGTCATAAGATGCAGCAGGTCTACGACCTCTTGCGTCATGGCTTGATCACAGCGCCAGATGACTGGCTCATTATCACCTTCAGCGATAGCCGCGCAGAGAATCTCAGTGCTTGGATCATTGGCATATCGGTATGCACCAACGTCCTGCAAGTCTGCCCGTGAGCGTGTTTCGTAATCTAGGTGTATGTGCATATTATTGTTAAATTAAAGCGGCAACCCGTTTCCGAATTACCGCATAACCGTATAGGTTAGGAGTTAAACACCCTTTTATTCCTCCTGAACACAATAAAAGCAAGCCCAATAAGAGCTAACAAAAAAGTAGTCGGTTCTGGAGTGCACAAATGGTGGTCGTCCTTTTTGCGGTGATCGCTGGCTATAGAACTATAGTCGAGCGTATACCCATTATTAAGGCGTATAGGCTCGGCAAAGTCATTTCCGCAATCGTCTTCATTCTCGTCGTCAGGTATGGTCATGATAAGTTGGAAAAGTGGTCTTTTATCTTTACCCATTCTGCCCGCAAAATAAAGTAAATAGGCATCAAAAAATAGAAGGGTATCAGATTTAAGATAGCTTCTTTTTTCTTATGGAAGAACTTATCGCTGCAATGACCTGCATCGAGCACATCTAAGCAAAAGAATAGCGCGATGCAGGATACCTGCATTCCGTAAATAAGCAGAACGCTTTTTATGGCTATAGAGTCCATTAGCACTTCCAGCGTTTTCTTGCGGCGACTCCACGTTCGCCCGTCCATGAGGAACTGCGAGCGCAGAAGCTGGCCTTGCGACCTTTCTCTGCGGGTGTCTTTGGGCTGGGTGCTGGTGCCTTCAGGTTTGACCCTGTGGCTGCGTTGTATTTGGCTCTGCCCTTGGCAGTGAGTCCGGCACCTTTCGATACTGGGAGCTTTTCACCTCGTCCGACTGATAAGTTTGGCTTCTTTTTAGGCATGGTAGTATTGGGTTTGGTTTCACTGAAAAGGCATGTTTTACTGTGCAGTAAAACAAGGGGTTTGAGTAAATTGGTGAGTATGGCAGAAATCGAATCTGCGAGCGTCTTGTAAACCTGTAAAGGTGTGATGTGTCTAGCGCATCATTCCAACCCGCTTTTCCTAGTGTCAAACTTAAACCTCTCGTTCACATACTCAGATGGTGCTCGTCGTTACAGTGACGAAGCCGAGGCTGGCAGGTGCAATAGACTCTACATTCTGCGATTACGCTGGAGTAACAGCGGTTCCCATGTCTGGTGCTCCTTGACCTCTCGGTATTCAGAACGCTAACCCAGTCTTGTCTTACATGGAAAGTCTTTCGCCCTTATCGGTGTGCAGAGGTTCAAGGGGAACCCGCCACACTTCCAAGGCTCCGCCCACTTTGTATTGGACGAGCGCCCAGATGGTGCCTTTGACCCTCTGCATGTCCTTGACGACATTCTGAAGGAAAGGCTCTTCTGGATTGGAGGGAATGGTCAGGGGCTTCATGCCCTGTGCAACTGCTTCGGCGCGGGAGATAGTTTTGAATGTGCTCATAGATAAAAGAAGAAAAGAGAAGGGGTCGCTCCGCCCCCTGTTGCCCCGTGCTTTGTGGAATCGCATGCGCCGCCACACGGTCTCAGATTTGTTACACGTCGTCCTCGTCGAGTTCTTCGACCTCAAACACGTCTTCGGCTTTCACGCCTCCGCCACCAAATGGTGTGCCGTGCCCCTTGAACTGCACCGCATCAAGAGATGCGAAGCAGCCGTTGCCGCCTTTGTCCTTGTCCTTGATCGCGTAAATCGTGATCTGGACATTCACATAGCATCCATTATAGGGCTTGCCATCTTCGGCGCTGAGGGGAGTTAGGTCGCAATCAACGATAGGGAATTTCTTCCCGTTGGTGACGCTGACGATAATCATCCCCGCGTAGCCATCATACGGCTCGCCAGTCTTCTCGGAGATTTGGTCGTCCCCTTTCTTGATGCAAAGACGCTTTGGGTCTTTGTATTCCATCTCGCGCCCGAACTTCTCGATCTCAACGTCCTTGCGGGCTTTGAGGAGCAGTTTCAGGTTGTTCTTCCCTTCGACCGTGTTCGGGTCGATGATCAGGTTGGCGCGATACTTGAGAGGACCGTCTTTAACGGACGCGCTCTGAGTGAACAGCGACGAGAAGCTGAGACGGACATTGCGAAGGCGGACCTTTGCAGGGTTAGTTTGGGTGGGTGTAGTAGACATTTGTCGGTGGTTTTGTGGGTTTTTGGTTGAAGACCGTTGGGTTGCCCTTCGATCTGAATGAGACTCTATTCTGTTTCCAGAAGAGAGTCAAAGTGTTTTTAGCAGATATCTGAAGATTCATCTTCAAATGATTCGGTAGCGAGGATGTATTCAGGGCGAGTATCGTCCTCTGAGGCCAGTGTCGGGCCACCTTCCGGCTTAATGATAAGCGTCTGAATCTTGGCCCATGTTTCTTTTGGGAAATCAAATTCAAACTCGCTGACCTTGCTTGGGGAAATGAGTTCTTCAGTAATCACGTCTTCGCGTTTGCAGTTCTCAAGCAGTAGCTCCTTGGCCTTGTCTTTATCAATCCACTTGCGGTGACCACCTTTGCCTTGAACGAGCTTCATGTTAGGCAGTGTTTTGCCATCAAGCGCCATCTCAAGAGCATACTCTTCAAGTTTAGATAGCCATTTCTTGATTTCAGAAGCCTTGAGCAGCATCCTCGACAAGATGTCTGGAGTGATGTCTGCGGCTTTCGGCAATGCCTTTGGCTCGGCTTTGCCCTTCACTACTTTCTCAAGCGGTGTATCACCAAGCATCCACGCCACACGGGCTGTGCAAAACGAGGATGCCGGACAAAACTGACACGTGTCACTGCTTGGTGCGAATTTCAAAGTCATGGCTTTGGCCTTGATATCTTCTGCTGGGCCGAGAATTCTGTCATCAGTGAACTGAACCAGTTCGGAGTAGCTGACTGTCCATGTGGATACCTTGTCTCCTTGACGAACCCTTGGCTGCACAATGTGCATACTGATTTTGAAATCTTTCGGTGGGTTGAGCTTCTGCTGTTTGATCATACTGCGTGCGTAGATCGCCATTTGCAGATTCTCAAAAGCGTTGACTGCCACACCGACACCATACTTGTAGTCGATGATGTGGATGTCCGTTTCGCTGACAGAGCAGTAGTCGACGTAGCCGTTGCGACCACTCATGTAAAAGAGGTCCACCTTCAACTCCGAGCACCAGAACACTGCGTCACCCTGACGTTCGCGACAGAACTTCACAAAGTCTTTGGCATGTCCGATCATCTCCGCCGTTGCTTTTTCGGGGAGACCCCTAAAGTCATTCTGGTCATCGCGCTTCAGGAATGCTTCGACCACGGTGTGAGCGATAGTTCCTTCAACCGAGTATTCAGTATTCTGCGGAGGTATACGGTCGGCATTCTCTGCGACGTATTGGGGTTGTGCGGTGCATTCTGTCCATGTTTTTGCCGCTGAGGCATTGAGGTTTATTTTCATAGGGTGATACCGCCAAAGGGCGATGACCCGAAGATCATCGCCCGATTGCGGGGTTGGCTCGACTATGCCTGCTGACGCTCCAAGAGTTCCTGAATCTTTTCGTGGAACTTGGCCCGCATGGCTGGATCAGTCATCGTGCGTGCTGGTGCCTGATAGTTCAGGACGTCCTTCTTGAACGCGATGAGTTCGGCGATGAGTTCCTTGCTCGGGCGGAGAGGCTCCATGATCTCCACAAGCTCTTCGCCTGTTGGCACCCACTCTCCCTCGTCGTCATCTTCTTCGGAGTCTGGAGCGGAGACGACTGCCACAGGCTCAGGAGCGGCTACAGGAGCCTCTACAGGAGCCGCAGCAGGGGTCGCCTTGGTCTTCTTACCCTTTTCCTTTTTGCCTGCGTCTGGGAGCGTTTCTGGCGCTGTTTCAGGATACGGCGTGGTTGGTGCGGAAGCAGGCTGGCAGAAGCCGCTGACCGCCGATGTGTTTCGATCAATCGCTGCGATAAGGGGAGCGATGAGTGTGGAGAATACTGCGTTTAGGAGGTCTTTCATTGGTTTATTGGGGTGGGTTTGTTTTGTTTTCTTTCGCCTTATGGCTACAGGAAATTATCGACGGACTAGCCGTGGCTTTTCAAGCTCGAAATGGTGTTTGAGGGCTAACTTTCGCAGGACTTTCATCTCTGCTTTGCAACGCTTTTCAGTGAGTGTGATCGAATAGCCTGCGTCAAGTATGCTCTTCGCTCGTTTTAATAAATCAAGCTGTTCTTTGTCTGTTTTCATTTCCATTTTGTGCTTAACAGATGTCTTCATCTCTGGGTTCATTTTCTGTGTCGTTCGGTTCTTTGTTGTGTCGTTGCTTTGCCACTTCACGGACCTGATCAGGACTAAGCCCGACGAGTTCACCACACTTGACCCAGAGGTGTTCGCGTGTTCCGTTAATGTAAGTCCCTTTGCCCTCGACGCGGATGTAGTTCTCATCCCGCAGTCTCTTGGCAATACGTGGTGCGCTCTCGCGTATTCCCTCAAACTCAAGGGCTGCTTTCAAGACGCTTGAAGAAATCAGGTCGCGCTGGATCAAAGGATGATCTCCTTCAAAGACCAGTTGCCTTATGGTGGCTGTGAGTTCATCAGCACTGTCTTCGACTACCTCGTCGAGATACTTGGTCTTTGGTGCCCTACCATCGCACGGGAAGTCGTCGGAAATTTCATGGGTCTCAAAGAAGTAGCGCAGACCTGCTGCGTTCTCCGTGATCATGTCGAAGAGTTCATTGAAGTAGTTTTCACCAAGGTCTTTGACCTGCTGCTCAGTTTGCAATGCGGACTTCACAACGAAGTAGCGGCGACTGCCACTCATGAGCGCCAGAGCGTCATGGAAGTTCGTAAACATCACGTAGTTGGTCGTGTTGTCCACGGTTCTAACCGAGCGATTCCTCTGGGTGATGGCAATCCGGTCATCAGTGACCAAGTCCTTCAACCTGTTCATCACATCGTGACGGTTATGCCCTGCGACACGGATTTCCCCGATGATGATGATCTGCGAACCGTAGCTCCAGTCGTTCCACGGGGACCGGATGGCATCGTTGTTGACGTAGTTGACGTTCTCGGCACCGACGATGGCCGACATCATCTTCGCGAAGAAAGTTTTACCGCATCCTTCAGCCCCTTGGATAAGCAATGACCAGCGTATCTTTTTCCCCGTGAACTGGACGACATGCGCGATGTAGTCGGTGATGACTCGACGGTATTCAGGCTCATGGACGAGATGCTCCATGTGCCTGTTCCAGAGTGCTCCGGCCTTGTCCGCGTTCGTCTTGTCTGCCTTCGGGTATGACCGACGATACGTGTTCACATACTTGACCCCTTCCGGAGTCTCGATGTAGATGTCCTTCGGATTCGTCGGGTCGTAAGTGTAGTCTTCCACGATCAGGCACTGCTTGTGGTGGAGCAGGTAGTTTCGAGGCAGGTAGAGCGGCTTGTTGAGTTCAGCCTGCGTGACTTCACGTCCTGCGGCAATGATCTGTTCTTCTGTCGGTAGCAGGTATCGACCGAAGGCTGAGTCGAGGGCTTCAGCAGAGAGCTTCTGATGGGTTGAAGCCTTGTAGAACATCTCCTCTGAGGTGACATAGCACCATCCTTTTGACCATGCTGGCTCGTCTTTCTCCTCTGTGTCCTGCTTGCGCTCACGGTGGTCCCTGAGCTTCTTGAGGTCTTTACGCAGAGCGATTACCGTGACGGTCTCCTGACGCTTCTCACGCAGTGTAGAGCGTATGGCTGTGAGTAGCATGTCCTCCTCAACCGATGTCAGCAGGGGCAAGCCCGCGACTTTGCTCAGAGCGGTATTGGAGAAATCGTAAAGCGTCCTCGCTGTTTCAGTGATATAGGTCATCACCGAATTAAAGCAGGCTTCCTTGACCTCTCCGGCGCTGTATCCTGCGTCTGATGCCCGCTTGATCAGGGTGCGGATCGTGACGGGAATACGACCTTTCGGGCTGGGCTTCGCGCTGTTCCATTTTGCCCGTGTATCTTCCTGCGATACATACTTGCTCCCCTTTGCTGACCACTGGTCGAACATCGTGTAGGCTTCCTCCTCTTCAGGAGTGAAGCTGAACTGGTGCTTGAGAGCAGCGCAGACCTCAAACCACTCTGGGTAGGACATGTCTGGACTGAGTGAATACAGGACAGGTCGAGTCGCCTCGATGGTCATCCCCTCAAGCTGGGCACGCAGGTATTCAAGACCATCGTCATCATCCGACGCCTTATTCGGGGCTTTCTTTTGCGGCTTCGACGGGTCGGTCTCTTCGATGTGCGCTGTTGTGAACGGCTCCCCCTTGACGTTGCTGTAGACCATCGGGTGCTCGATGTCTGGGTCTTGATCGAGGAACAGACTCGGGCAGATCATCGGCTGGTTAGGAACCATCGACTCGCGTGTCACGTTGACCAGCCCCACGTTTTTAGCTATGGTTCGGACTGCCCTAGGATAGTCAGCCAGAGAGATGCCTTCAGCATCGACGACGATACGCATCCTCGGTTTTGCCTTGGTCGATGAGGCGGTCTCAAACGCGGCGAAGGAGAAGGGGGCCAGCAGTCGGGCCAAGCTGGATGGGTTTGCGACAAACGGCGCTGCCGGACACAACCCATCCTTCTCTTCATCGAGATCAAGGAATAGGACATTGCAGCAGTCGTTCGCGTTCTCGATTGCCCTGCTTGTCTGTAGCTCCTTGAAGGTGCAGGCCACCAAGTAGGGTGAGTCCTTTGCGTCCAGCTTGTCTGCCTTGGTTGTCAGACCAAGGTAGTGCTCCCGTGTCACGTTCAGCTTGAACGCTGGCTCAAGATGACGTTGCACCAATTCGCGGAAGTTGCGGGCCGATGAGGCACCTACTCGGCTGGTCTTTACCGAATTACCAAAGAAATATCTGTTGGGCATGTTATGCTCCTGTGAGTACTTTTAACGAGACTTCTAACACTTCAGCCAAGGCCACAAGCGTGCTTGTGTTTGGCATTCTTAGCCCTCTTTCAAGTTCAGATATGGTCCCGATGCCAACACCGCTTTCTGCCACCATTTGCTCCAAGGTCATGCCCTTTTCAAGGCGTGCAGAGAGTAGCTTTTCCCCGAGTAGCTTCGCATCTTTCATGCGCTTCTGTCGGGACTTGGTGGCTTTGGCTTTGTCGATCATCGGTTTCCACAAACTGAAACATGAAAGCCAATGCGTCAAGCTATATCGTCCGCCCGAAACCTGCGCTTGAGCATGTTCGCGTAGCCAATACAGCACCCAATCCGGTCAGCATTGCCCTTGTCATCGAGCAGTGGAGAGAACAAGGTCAGGTCATACTTCGGGGGACGACCACTTCCCGCTTTGCGCGGGCCTTTGGGCAGACCCTTGGTGCGCCTGTAGTAGCGCACCGCTGTCTCCTTCAGCCCGTTGTTTTTAGCTAGGTCGTGGTCCGAATAAGTGACCCAGTCCTCTTGCGATATAAGTTTCAGTGTATCTTTGCTCATGACTATTGCTGTTGCTGGTTGATGCTGTTGATTTTGTGGCGGAGCCGGAAGTTTTTCGACAACATGCGGTTGACGTGATCGTGGAGTGCTTCGATGCAGTCGTCATCGATCTCGTCAGGGCCATCCTTCATTTCCTGCATACGGGATGCAAGGTGTTCCAGATGACCGAGAAGGGTCAGGTAGGCGAACTCCACCTGTTCAGGTAGTGTTCGTTCTTGGTGGGTGGGATTACTCATGTGCGGGGGCAGGGGCTGGGATAACGATGGCTGGGACTGGGATAACGATGGCTGGGAATCGGGTTGTGGAGACAATCGGGGTAACCCCCTCAACGTGCTCGCTGAAGCGGATCACTACGTTGGGATGGTTGCCAAGTTTGGCGTGTGCCTCTTGGAGGCGTTGGATGAGGTCGATGGCGAAGAGGTTCATGGCTTTACCTCCCGCGCTTTGAGCATGGCATCTGCGTAGTCATAAGCTGTTGCGGCTACATGATCCGCTTCAAAAAACTGAGGAGAGCTATCGGTTGTCCATGATGACAACCAGCCCACCATTGCCTGCCCTGCAAAGTAGTCGCGGAGGGACATGCCTTCGTGATAAGTATAATTTGGTGGGGCGAAGTTGTCGCCGCCCTTGCAGGTGATTGAGTGAAAGGCTGGCCCCCCGTCTTTAGTTTTCATAGTGTTTGTGTGTTCCGCGTTGGTTATGGATGCGCGGCCCCCAAGGTTGGTTTACTGAGCGAAGGTGCTGGCGATCTCCCAGAGGGACTTGTTCAGGCGGACGTTTTCAGCTAGCGACTTGACTCCGCGAGTGGCTCGGAAGCGGTTGCCGGACACCGTGCGGCGGGAGTCATCATGCTGGCCCCCACGGATCACGTTTTCCTGAATCCGGTTGAAGACCGTCCATAGGTCGTTGCCGACATCCGCCTCACGATTCACGCCAAGGATCACTTGGGGTGTCACAGGTTGCTTGTCAGCCTCCGGCCAGCGGAGCTTGATGCCCTGCTCTGCAAGGTGGAAGGCATCCTCCTTGCTGATCTGGGTTCCTTTCCAGCACTCGATCACGTCTGACACCTTCTCGGCCTGACCAAGGATGGTATGGGCGGAGTTGAGCACCGTGTCGATGTCCAGCTTGTGATGCCCAAGGCGGATGCTGGCAACCGTGTTGTCAGCGATGACAATGCCGTTGGCGCAAGCCATGCGGAAGATTCCAGCGCCAATCTGGAGGCTGGAAGTGCCATCGTGGGAGTTCACCAAGATGGTTTCGATGCGCTCACGGGCACCAAGCTGAAGCTGGGACTCATGGGCGAAGCGCAGCAGGTGACGCTGCAGCCCTTGGCGGGACTGGTGGCGGACTTTGGCCTCGCTGGCCGATGTGATGACCCAACCATCACGGCTGAAGGCGTCGACGATCTCCGTTGTCGGGATGAACCCGTAGCGGGCAGAGAGACGATTGTGGGCGTGGGTGGAGAGGGCGGATTGTGGGAGTGCGATCATACTGTTTGTGTGTTGTTTGTTTTCGACTGACAGGGGTTACTTTGGAGCTTCTGCTTTCAGAATCAAGTTCTTTTTCGTTTTTAGCTTTGGTTTGTTCTCGGTGAGCGGCGTTGTGTCGTTCTCCGTCCTACCAACGCCCACAGAGTAGACACTGGCAGACCGGAAGACGTTCTCAGGCTCGCGCTTTCCTGACTTGCTCGCATGCGTCCAGCCATGCGTCCCCATTGAAGGGGCTGTTCTCCATTGCCTTGCGTGTCGCGTCCGGATCAGCGAGGCAGGCGTCGGTGTATTTGTCGCAGGCGGTCAGGATGACCATCATCGCCATCAGGTTGCCATCGGCCAGCTTGGTAAGGCGTTTGATGGGGGAGAGAAGTGCGAGTGTTCTGGGTGTTGTTTTGGTGGGTTTCATGGGCGTGTCGTTTTTAGCTTTGGTTTGGGGTGAAGTTACAGGGTAGCCGCGTAGTCACTAAGAGCACTGGCGACGTCGTAGCCGCGTGCGCTCCTTTTCCAACGGTGCGGGAAATGTGTCGCTAGCCACATGCCGTAAAAGATAGCGGTGCGCCCGCCAATCTGCTCGATGAGGGCATAGACGTCGACATGCTTGTGAGAGGGTGAAGCTGGGGCATTGCGAAATGAGACCGCAAGCTGAAGGGTTCTTGTTTTTAGTGTGTCGGGGTTCATGGGTGTGTCGTTTTTAGCTTTGGTTTGGGGTGATTAGTTGATGGTGATGACCTGCTCTCCACCTGTGCGGTATTCTTGAGCGGTAGCCTGTGCCGACCAGAGGAAGAAAAAGCCCCCTTCGATCAGTCGCGGGCCTCGGTAGATGCCGAACATGCGCGACCTGTTCTCTGTCATCTGGCGCACGATCAGCGCCCGATGCAGGACGGTTTTATTGACGATGGTTTGCGTGTTCATGGGCGTGTGGGTGGGTTCGTTCAGCCTTCGCCGATGACCGGAGGCTCGGCGTTTCGGTAACCTTCCTTTTCAAGGTGCGCGTCCAGTCGGTCGGCTACGTAGTCGAGGGCTTCGCTGAGAGTGTCAAAGCGGAACACGTCCAGCGTGTCGCCTTGGTGGTCATTTTCAGTGACTGCCCACTTGTCTGTGTTGTCATCGTATGATGGTATCGGGTCGATCATAGGTCGTTTTTAGCTTTGGTTTTATTTTGGATTGTGGCTGTGTGCCGTTCTCCGTCCTACCAGCGCCCACAGAGTGACCACTGGCAGACCGGAACCCGTTCTCAGCGTATGGCGGTGATATTCGTGAAGCTGATGGCCTTGAACGCCACCTGCCCTGCCTTCGGTTCCTGCTTTTTCGTTTCACTGGCAAGCGCCTTCTCGGCGATGACATCACGGGAAACCTGTTCCCCTGTCGCGGACAGGTAGACACTCTGGGCACGGTTCCCGCCCGTCGGCATTGCGAGGTAGTGCTTCTCACCCTTCACCCATACTCGGCACGCTCCGACACGCTCCACCCGCTCCACCCATTCAGGCGTCTCAGGATCGGCACGCTCACCTTCCGACACTGCGCGTGCGACCTCTGCCCGTCTGGCGTAGTCACACGCCTGCGCCTGCATGGTGGAGCGTTTCGTGATGCTTTCCAGCTTGTGAATGGCCCGCATCTTCACCGGACGCTCCACGTCGAGCGTGAAAAAAGTTCCGGCCTTGATGGTTTCCAGCTTTGTGATGATGTCTTGATGTGTCATGGGTAGTGTCGTTTTTAGCTTTGGTTTACTTGTTTAGAGTGGCTTGATGCCGTTCTCCGTCCTACCAGCGCCCACAGAGTGACCGTGACCACTGGCAGACCGGAACCCGTTCTCAGCTTTCGTATAGGTGCAGGCGCATGGCGTCGATGTGTAGACTGATCGCCTCCATGTGCTTGAAGACTTCCTGCCGCTCCTTGGTGGCCTTCGTGAATGCTTCCTCGCCGAGCGGGTAGAAGTCCCGCCCGTGGTGCGTGGTGGCACAGAATGCAGCCTTGAATGCTTCGAGCGCATCGTGCGCGTGGTTATACTCTGCTATGAGTGTGTCGCGGCCTGTGCCGTTATTGTGGATGAGTGGAAAGGTCATGATGGGTTGGGTGCTGGTTTGCGTGTTGATGCCATTAAGACTGCTTCGGTTGCACGTAGTATGTGCGGTGAATATAACGTGTCGTGTCGCGCCTTGGCGTGTCGATGACGTAGCCGACACCAAAGCGCCCGCGGTACTCGAGAACACGCCCGGGAGACTTCCTGCTGACGTAGCCCTGACAGGCTGCTTGATGGTGGACATGGAGCGCTCCGGATAGGCGCATGGCTACAACGTCCATGATGGTGGTGCTGGTGCGCTTCGTCGTGTTGCGTTGATGTGTCATGATAGGGGGTCGTTTTTAGCTTTTATTTGTTTTTAGAGTCTGGCGTTGTGCCGTGCTCCATCCTGCCAACGGCCACAGAGTGACAATTGGCAGATTGGAAACCGTTATCAGCCTAGCGAGTGAAGAGTAGCCAAAGTGCCCCGGCGATGGCTAGCCATACGATGATGGCTTCAAGGATCAGAGCGCGTCGACGCCTAGCGCGTGCGTTGGGAATGTTGCGCTTGATGAATAGTTTCATGGGTGTGTTTGGGTGAAGGGGTAAAATTACGCGAGTGTTGCGGCAGTTGCTTTTTTGACCTGATACCCATGCACCTTGATCCATACGCTAGGCAATGGTTTAGCGCGGGAATTGGAGCGTGCCGTGCCATCACATAAGCCACAATCCTTGCACTGAGTCTTATGCGTATCAGAAAGGCACTGCATGCCAGCGCCCACGACATCGCTGGCATCCGTGCAAGTAGTGAAGGTGCGAAGGCCAAGAGCTTGGGCTTGTCTCCAGTTTTTAGTTTCGCAAGATGCCATGAGGAAGCGCCCATAAGATTTAGCACGTTCGGCAGGCATTAAATGCCAATCATGGAAATACCCAGTGACACGATCCGCCAAAGCTGAAATGCTTTCAATCATCGCTATAGGCAGCAGGCTAGGATTGCCATATGCGCCAAGTCTAACGTACTGCCCACGAAAAAACTTATTCCAGTTTTTTGACCCCATCTCGAGCGGCTGGTACTTGCCAGCTTTCCACGCTTTGTAAATGCCAGCGATAGCAAAAGCGCCGACGTAGCAGCCCCCGTAGCTAGCAAGCGGACAACCCTTGCATTGGTTGTCGGCATCATCGCCGGATGTCCGGCTTTGGTGTGGATGCTGGCGAGCATCAAGAATCCACACTTGGATGCCTTTCCCCGTCTTGGGGTTGTCTGAATTGTCGGTGGCGATAGTGACGGTTTTTTCGGTTTGGTGAAGTATGTACATATTAGGTTTGGCTTTTTTGTTTTTATTTAGCTAACAGAGTTTAGAAAGAGAACACTTTGCCAGAAGGCAGGATGACCGAATCGACATTGGATGGGATGAATCCCATTTCGCGAGCGTCAAAAAGAGCGGCGCGAAGGTGTTTAAGGTTTGGTCGCGGATAGCTAATAACATCGATGTCGCCACCGGGGTACCGGTAGAGCAATTCGTCTCCGTGGAGGGTAAGACATCCGTCATCATTAGTTAGTTTAATTGGCGAGTTCATTTTTGTCTTTGTTTTTGATTTAATTTTCCGAGGCCCCTTGCGGGACGTCAAGTTTACCAGATTTAAATTCATCTGTCAAACTGAGTTCTGTTTATTTTGTTTTATATTTTTTAAATAGTTGGATATCAAGCATTTACAAATCGCACAAAAGCACCTTTTGCACAATAATATCTCATTCACACCACAAAAATGGGAAAATAAACAGGCTAAAAAGGATAAAAAGAGGATAAATAGGGAAAAATACAGGAGGCTGGGAAAAACGAATAGCCAAAAAAGGTGTTTTTTGTGCTTTTGTGCGATCATCGCGGCCCCGTAGGGCCATGGTCTAAAATGCGCCTTTTTAAAAATAAAAAACGAGGGTGAGCTGGTGAGCTGGTGAGCTGGTGGTCCAGTGAGCTGGTGAGCTGGTGAGCTGGTGAGCTGGTGGTCCAGTGAGCTGGTGGTCCAGTGAGCTGGTGGTCCAGTGAGCTGGTGGTCCAGTGAGCTGGTGGTCCAGTGAGCTGGTGGTCCAGTGAGCTGGTGAGCTGGTGGTCCAGTGAGCTGGTGAGCTGGTGAGCTGGTGAGCTGGTGGTCCAGTGAGCTGGTGGTCCAGTGAGCTGGTGGTCCAGTGAGC